GGTATTTACGATATCTATCCCATAATGCTTTATGACCAATAATACATTTTGTTAAGTCATAATCAGGAATGTTACCGTAATAGTATGATGAACCATCAGAAGCAAATAGTTTCTTTTGATTCTTCATATAGTTTTCATCAGTATGTGATGAATATTCAGAACCTGCTGATGTACCTGCTTTATCATCTAAAGGTTTGCCTGATTGGTCAGGATCGTTTTGGTTCACTTCGTCATTACCTTCACCTTCTAAATCATAATTGGATGCGTCATCAGAATTACCATCTTCATCATTGTCTTCTTCGTATTCTTCGTTATCATCCATTTCCATTTTAAGTTTATCTTTGGCTTCTTTTTGCATCTTCATGTATTCCATGACTTCTTTAGCCACTTCGATAACATCATCATAAGATTCGGTTGATTCTACTTTTTTAAGTAATGATTGTTCATCATCATTGAATTTGATACCAAGTGTTGGACCGCCTTTTGAAAACATATTGATACGGTCAATAAAATTCATTTCATTAACATCAACATCATTGATACCAAAGAAATCTTTTTTAATTAGGTCTTGATAACCTTTTACAAAAGAGCTACGAATACCAGGATATTTGTTTTTGATTTTTCTTTCGATACGAACATCTTCAAGGACATTCATAAGTGACATTGGTATTTCAAGTTCATTAGCTTTTAACATACCTTCGCTAGGTGTGTATAAAGCATGGCCTACTTCGTGACCCATGAAAAGGTCATATAGGTAACCTGATATATTCTTATCAAGCACAGGTACGGTTAAAACACGGTTCTTAACATCAAAAGATGCCGTATCAACATTGCGTTGCTCTACGATAAGATTTTCTGTTGCCATTAACTTGGCAAGAAGTGATTTTGACTGCACTAGTTCCATATAAACCTTTCTAATTAATATGAGACCATTATACTACAAGAATACTTGCCAGTCAAGCACTTTATTTGGCATTTGTTGTTTTTTTACAACAACTATTGGTATACCTCAAGCTCATATGATTGCTCACGGTATTGTTTGAATGTCTTTTGGTATCTTTTAATAAGTGGTGATAATTCTTCATAATTGATACCAAATTCTTCAATTAAAAATTTCTTTGGTTCGGTAGATAGGTATGCTTGAATTTCATCCATAATAACTTTGGTATTATAACCAAGTTTTATTAAATGCTTACGAATGATTTGGTATTGTTTCTTATGCTTACTCAATAGCCTATGTGTTAAAATGTCCATATCAACCTTATATAAGGTTTCAGTATAATAATGAGCATGCGCCATTTCATGCCTATATGCAGTCTTATCCGTCTTTAATGAACCAATGACATAAAACTTTTCATTCCAATTGACCTTCTCTTTGATTTTATCAATTAGTTCTTTTTCTTTAGGTGTCCATTCTTTTTGTGGATTTAATTTAATCCATTCTTTAAGAATATAATCCGGAAAGTTAAAGCCTGTCCAAAAATTGAAGTAATTTAAATTACCCATGTTATCCATAGATTCAATTAAGAAATCATATACCGAAAACTTTTTGCCTACTAGGCCTTCTAATGGTGATTCATAATATTCTTGAATACGGAAAAAGGTTGTAGTAATCTCTTTGCGAGTATCAAATTCAAAATGAATAATATTACTACTTGGTTTATAGGCTATCATCTTCGCATCCTTGAAATGTCTTCAGCGTCTTTTTGTTGAAATACAGGAACACTATTACTCTTGTGCATAGTAGCAACACCTAACATGGCATCACCTGTATATTGAACAGGGGCTTTCTTTGTAGCTACACCAACTTCCATATTTAAAGATGGATAGTGTGGTGTTTCTCTACGAAATGGTGGGATTTTTTTGAGTTCACGAGTGGCAACAATCTGTTTTGGAGCATGAGATTTTAACCATGCTACATATTGTTCGTGTTTTTGTTTGTTTGGTTTCTTTGGTTTAGACTTGGGTGTTCTCATGTGTATAATCATAGTATAATCCTTCATCATTTTTATACTACCATTATATCATAGATTTAGCTCTTTGTCAAGAGCTATTTGGTATTATTATCATCAAAACGGAGCATACCTACTTATACCTAAAAATAGAGATAAAATCAATAATCTTTTGGTATATTTGGATATTACTCCTTGGCTTTCATGGAAGAAGGTTAGGGAATGCCTCTTTTACAAAATCATAAGTCAAACCTCTTACACCTAAATCTTTTCTAAAGATGCCAATGATAACTTCTGCTTCACGAGGTTCAATAGATTCTAATAATTGTAATAATAATTGTTTTCTTTTTTCAGGTGTTAGATTAGCAGCACCAGGATCTCCTTTTCTAAAGAGATACATTTTACGAATTTCCGTTGATAATTGATTGCGTGAAATACCAGGTAATGTATCAGGTACAATATAATCTTCTGGCATTGAATCGTAATACCATTGATAATCTGGATGATATGCTAATTGGAAGACACCAACTAGAGTTTGTGATAGGTTCTTTTGTATGACAGCCATTCTTTCTTCTTTGGTGTTGGCTTCTTCAAATTCATCAAGCACTTCATAGATATTTTTCATTTAAAACTCCTCAATTACTTCCATTAGATTTTTTAGTTTATGTTCCATAAAATAATTTATCAATTTACTTTTAGGTGCTGGTTTAATTTCATCATATGTATTTATGATACGTTCTTGGACATCTTTAGGTATCATTGTTAAGTCAATCAATGTTCTATTTCTAGCATAGTTGGCTTTATCAGTTTCAGAATAATCTTCCACGTTTTCATTCAAATACTTCTCCATGACTTTTTGAGTGATAGGTTTTTGTCTTAAATCACGGACAAAACAATCTGATGGAGAAAACATATTAGGAATACCATCACCCTTATCACCACGAATAACCTTTTCTTTTAAATCAAGTATGGGGTTATCTGATTTAACATATTTCTTTTGTGATGGATTATATTGTTTAACATTTGCACCATATTGTTGTAATTGCAAGAAGTCACCATCACTTGATAATATCAATATCTTTTGATGTGGTGCAAATCTAGGTACCAAGGTACCAATGATGTCATCTGCTTCAGCACCTTCAACATCAATCACTTTATATGGAAAGTTTGTTTTAAGTTCTTCTTTGAATTTAGATAACATATCAAAGATTAAATGCCAATCTAAATCAGATTTCTCTCTGGTCTTCTTACGACCTGCCTTGTAGAATGGAAATACTTCTTTACGCCAATACTTTCTATTATCACAGCATAATATGACTTCACCATATTCACCTTTGAAGTTCTTAACATGAGTTCTGATGATGTTTAATACCATATGCCGAATTAGATTTTCTTCTAACTTGGTATTCTTTTGATTTGCTATTTGTGCCATAAGACCTGCTAACAGCACCTGATTTAAGTCCACGAGTATCATAATATAATCCTATAAGATTCAATATAGCAAGGATACTATACTTTTATTACTTTGTCAACCTGATTTTAGCTTTACCGGTAAGTTTCTTTCTAAACTTCTTATCTTTTCTTAAAAATTTGCCATCTTCAATTATGCGGTTACAATCTTCAATAATCTTTTCCCACCATGTTATACACTTACGCATCTGTGTTTTGGTATAACAACTATACGCTTCTTTAATTTGTTCGTCTTCTGATACCAATGCTTCGTTCCATGCTTTAATTTGTTCTTGAGCATGATATACAATAGCTTTAGCGTGCATAGGTTTAACGCCTATGTTGTATAGGAAAGAATAATTCTTTATATCAGCCCAATCTTTGATATAATTATCAAATAGACCTTCAACTTCACCCAATAGTTCGTGGGTCTTGTTGGCAGTCCTTTCTTGTATCGTTGGACCTGAATATTCTTCTTTAATTTCTTCTGTCATTCTGGTAACTCTGTTTTTTTAAGTGCTGCATACGCTTCATCAACAAATTCGTGTGATGTAGTTGATTTCTTTGCTACTACACCATACCAACCACCTGATAATAATTTTGAAACATAATAGTATGGGTCTAATAGTATGCCTTCAAATAAATCTAAATCTTTAGTGAGGCCTTCTTTATCCTCTCTATACAATATAATTTGATACATTTGACCTAATTCATAGGTTTCATACACACCTGGATTATTATACATGAATCCTTCAAAATGAATAGTTGAGCTACCATCCTTTTCTTTAGGTGATGCTACAAAATAAAAGGCATCATGGTCGCCTTTTTTAAATTCTCTCAATGTTTCTGGTATATCGCTCAATGTAATCCTTTATATGTGATTTTCTAACTCGACACATTATCCATGTATTATAGTAATCATCACTTAATATTACATCACGAATAAATTGTTCTTTAGTTTCCAGATAACTACATTCACCTTTTGATTTACATAGGTGAATAATCTCTCTACTAAAATTTTCAAGACCTAATTGTAACACATCTTGCTTCAATATGTCACTACTTCCATAGTAAGTTTGCCAATCGGAAAAAGCTTTATACTTTTTCTTTTTGCCTTTTACTTGTTTTGTTTTAGCAGAATAGAAGAATTTTTTACCAATGTATTTCTTATTGTTTGTTATATTTGTTATAAGATATACAAATCCGTAATTATCTTCTATCTGCTCTTCTGTAAAGTCTTTACCTTTATATTGCCAATTTAGTCCCATTGTCCGTCATCATCTTCTGTAGTTTCTTCATCTATATATTCTTCTTGAATATCTTCGATTACTTCACCACAGAATGGACAATATTCTGGTAGTTCTTTTGATACTAATTCATTTACGAATTGAATGCCGTAAGATGAATCACAGTTAAGGCATTCGCCTACTAAAGTTTTGTTTGTCATTTGAGTTCCTTAATGAGCCCAAACATCACTCCAATCACCAGACAATGCGCCTTTTGCGTAATCTGTTGCTCTGTTCTCAAAGAAGTTGGTGTGCGTTGGTGCGTTAATCATCTCCTCTACCCATGGTAAAGGATTCCTTTTCACTTTAAACACACCTTTTAAACCTAATGAGATTAATCGGCGGTCTGCTATATAACGAATATACTTCTTAACATCTTCTGATGTTAATTCTTCCATTTGACCCATATCAAATGCTAGGTCAATAAACTTATCTTCAAGTTCAACCATTCTTTCAGCAATGGTGTAAATTCTGCTCTTTAAATCGTCTGTCCATATTTCACGATTTTCTTCTATATATGTTCTGAATAATTTAATCATGGATTCACAATGTTGTGTTTCATCTACAATAGACCATGTAACAATTTGGCCCATGCCTTTCATTTTACCATGACGTGGAAAGTTCAATAGCATAATGAATGATGAAAACAATTGCATACCTTCTGTAAATGCTGAAAACACAGCAATATGTGTTGCGGTATTTTCTTTTGTGGTATTCTGTGCTGATATATCTAAAACATAATCATGTTTCTCTTTCATTTCAGCATATTCTAAAAATTCATTGTATGTTGTTTCAGGTAAACCTAAAGTTTCAATCAGATGTGAGTAAGCTGCAACATGAAGTGCTTCACGAGCTGCAAAGCCCATCAACATCATTCTAACTTCTGGTTGTGGAAAGTATGGCAAATAATTCTTAACATAGCCACCTGCAACATCAATGTCACCTTGTGTAAAGAATCTAAAAATATGTGTTAAGAATTGTTTTTCTTCGTTTGTTAATTTCTTTTTCCAGTCTTTCACGTCTTCCATCATTGGTACTTCTGTATGTAACCAATGTGATTGTTCGTGCTTTAACCATGCGTCATAAGCCCATGGATAATTGAAAGGCTTAAAATATGTTCTATTTGATGCTAAATCTTTTACTTTGCTATCCATTAAATTTCCTTTTGCCAAAAAACTATTTCCCATTTACCATCTAAATGTTCAACAAGTGCTGAACAGCTCTCGACCCAATCACCATCGTTCATGTATACCATATCATTAACTCTTTTAATTTCTGGTTTATGAATATGACCACAAATAACGCCATCAAATCCTCTTTTCTTGCAATACTGTGCTAAGTTATCTTCAAAATGAAACATAAAGTCCATTGATTTCTTAACTTTATGTTTTAAATACTGACTCAAAGACCAATAACCAAATCCTAATTTATGTCTAAACCAATTGAATTTATTATTAAGGTCTAATACAAAATCATAGGCTTTATCACCAAGAAAACAAATCCAAGGTGCTAGTCTTGTAATACCATCAAACATATCACCATGTATAACCAAATAGTGTTTACCGTCAATACCAATGTGTTCTGCTTGATTTACTATATCAATTACACCAAAGTTTAGACCGTATGGAATCATTGGTCGTAAAAACTCATCATGATTTCCTGTTATGTATGTAACCTTTGTTCCTCTTTTAGCATGACCTAATATTCTACGAACAACATTAGAATGGCTTTGTTTCCATCTCCATTTATTCTGTTGTATCTTCCATGCATCAATAATATCACCTATAAGATATAGGTTATCGCATGTGTGGTGTTTTAGGAAGTTATTAACATATTCGGCTTTACAATCTTTTGTACCTAAATGTATATCAGAAATGAATATGCTTTTGTAATGTTTTTTTTTCATTTAAAAAACCAAATATATGTTGCTATTATGTTTACTATAAAGAAATAAGAATTCTGTAATAATAAAGGAAGATTCTTGTGTGTTCTTGCAAAGTCATACACTAATATTCCATGAGCAATAACAAAACCAGGAAAAGACCATTTCAACCATGGCATTTTTAATGCTACTGATGTTCCTGCTATGATGAATATTGTTAATGCTATCCATTTAATATCAAATTTTTTCATTACCAGTGCCACCATATATTCACAATAATATGAATACAGGTTATCATCTCAACTGCTCTCATAATCCACCATACATATTTGTTATTCATTAACCTTCACAAGCTATACAATCATTTCCTTGAGCGATTTGCGTCATATCAATTTCTTTAATAACTTGTCTTTCAATTCGTTTAGATACTTTATCTGCTTTACCAATCTTTTCTGAACGGCAATAGTATAAAGTCTTTAATCCTTTTTTCCATGCCATGAAATGTATAGCATGAACATATTTAATGTTAGCATCAGGTCTAAAGAATAAGTTTAGTGATTGAGCTTGGTCAATATATTGTTGTCTATCAGCAGCTAATTCAATAACCCAGCGTTGGTCAATTTCCATTGCTGTCTTGAATACTGCTTTATCATTCTCCGACATCCATTCTAAATGTTGGACTGAACCATCATTAGCAATAATAGATGACCATGTGTCATCATACCAATTTTCTGGTTTATCTTTTGATACTCTGATGAGTAATTCATCTAACCAACGGTTCTTATTTAAGAATGAACCGCTTAAAGTATCTTGTCTATATGCATTAGCACGATAAGGCTCAATACTAGGGCTAGTGTTACCCATAATGATTGAACTACTAGCGTTAGGAGCAATAGCCATAAGATGACTAAAGCGGTTACCCGTACCTTCGGCGTCAGGTGCTTCTCCACGTTCTTTACCCAATTTTTTATTTGCATTATCTAATCCTTCTCTGATATGTTTGAAGATCCTATTGTTAGCAACTTTCGCCATAACGCCCTCAAAAGCAATACCATTGCGCTGTAAATAAGCATGCCATCCAAGAGCACCAATACCAATACTTCTCTCTCGCTGAGCGGAGTATCTAGCACGACTAATAGTGTCAGGAGCGTTATCAATAAAATATGTAAGAACATTATCCAACATTTCAGCAACGTCATGCAAGAAATTGGCATCTTTATTCCACTCATCATAGGTCTCCAAATTAAGTGATGATAAACAACATACAGCTGTTCGTTGTTCATTTGTTGGTAATATGATTTCAGAGCAAAGATTTGATTGGTGGACTTTTAATCCTTTATCTTTTAACCATTGAGGTAAATGTTCATTACTGGTGTCAATATAGTGAATGTATGGTTCACCTGTGTGCATCCGTAATTCAATAATCATTTGCCACAGCATCTTTGCTGAAACTACTTCTCTGACTTCACCTGAATGTGGATCTTTTAATTCCCAAGAATCATCTACATTAGGGTCTAACATTGACTTTTCAACAAGAGTCATGAAGTCATTGGTAATATTTATTCCATGGTGAAGATTCAAACATCTTACGTTTGGATCACCTGTAGGTTTTCTCATCTCCAAGAACGGAATGATATCAGGATGAGATATGTTTAGATAGGCAGCATAAGAACCTCTTCGTGTTCTTCCTTGACGATAGGCTAGTGAGGACGCATCATAGATTTTAAGATGAGGCATAACACCAGTTGATTTATCATCAGCAGAGCGAATACCAAAACCGATACCAACACCGCCACCATACATTGATAACCAATTTGTTTCAGATAGATTATCTACTAGACCTTGTGATGTATCTTCAATATAATTTAAGAAACATGAAATTGGCATTCCTTTTTTAGAACGACCAAAAGATAAAATAGGAGTAGCATATGATAACCAATGCTTTGAAGCATAATCATATAATCTTTGTGCGTGTTCTGGATTTGATGCAAATGATTTAGATACAAATGCGAATCTGTGTTGTGGAGATTCTTCATCTTCTCTCATGTATGATTCTTTTAATCTTTTTATTCCCAACTCATCAAATAATTTATCTCGTTGTAAATCAATTTCAATTCCTAGATAGTTCATGTATTCGCCTTTTCTCCGTATTTCCAAATTTCGTTTTTGTATTCTTCTGACCAGTAATCGTAATATTTTGTTTTCTTTAAACTCTCACGAGCACTTAATAATTTATCTCTTGATTGGGCAAGTATTATTGGATAATGACCATTACCTGTGTTTACTCCATTAATAAAACCAGGATCTGCTGGATGGTCTTTTAAAAAGATTAAGTCATCTCTTTTTGCCTGTAGCTTACTTATTAAATCTAATAGCTCATCATTCGTGAATTTATTAATCGTATTAACAAAAATAATTAGCTCAAAATCATAAATAGAATTAAAAGTTTTTATGTATGAGAGTATATATGATTCCGGTTCTTCATTAAACTCGGTTACAAAAACTTTTTTATCTTGAAATGCTTTTTTAGCAAATGGACATATTTGAAATCCACCAAGTTCATCTCTTTTCTCGGAGATTCTTTTTATCCAATTAGCTAGTTCTTTTTCCAATTTACAAACTCCATTTTTGCTCGTAGGTTTTGGAAAGTATTGTCTTTAATAATATCTAGCAATTCATCTTGTGTAAATCCAGATTTGATAATATCATTAACATCTTTTTCTGTTATATATTTTGGCCAAATAACGACATTGAAATGCTCGTCAATTGATTTCTCCATCTTCTTTACAATTTCTTTATTTCTTGGTTCATTATCATATATCAATACGACTTTACTCTTGTCAAATGTGTCCAAAATTGATTCCAGATTAGAATCCGCAGTTGCTACACAGTTGTCTATAAACAATGAATCAATTGGACCTTCTACAACATAGATTGGTAGTAAATCATTAATTACTCTATCAAGACCATACACCTTTTTATTATTATCTTGAAGTTTACAAGTAATATATCTTAATTTAGATTCACCTAATGCTCTTCCTTGGAAAGCAATTAGATTTTTATCTTTATCATAAAATGGAATGACCAATCGTTTATCATTATCAATTAAATCTTTTTCTAAACCCAAATCTTTTACAAATGATTTAAAGTCTTCCGCATAATATAGTTGTGTGTGAAAGTGTTTTGGTATTTGTCTGCCAATAACATATTTTTTGGCAAAATGTTCATCTGGTAATGAATCGATGGATGGTAAATTGATTGATTTTTTAAATGTTGGTGTTGCCGTTTTGAATTCTTCAAATTGTGGTTTTGGATAATTGTTGTTGCCTGTTTCTCCATTTTTATATCTTTCCATTGTGTATTCAGCAACAAGAGATGGATCAACTTGCTTTAGAAAATTGTAGAATGTGGTACTAACACCACAATTATGGCACATATAGAAATAATCATTCTTCTTTCTAAACACATAGCCACGAGATTTAGTTTTGTTTTTTGTAGAATCGCCACATAGAGGACATCTGAAATTATAAAGGTCGTCCTTCTTTTTGGTAAACCTTATTAATTTTGGCGATGCACGAAGCAGGAATTGTCTGTCAATAAAAATACTCATAATGTAAGGATAATACTATAAAACTACTTGGATGTCAAGTTATTTTGAAATTTGTGATAGAATTTCTAATCCGTGAGATAATAACCATGATACTACAATGATACCACCAACAATCATCCATTTCCATTGTAGAAGTTTGTCTAATTGTTCTTTTTCTTTAGATTGATGGTCTTGAATACATTTACGAAGCCCTTTAATTTCTTCCATGATTCTTAATTCTGTATTTTGTACCTTATCAAGAACAGTATCAATTCTATCATGAATTTCTTTTACATCGGCTTCTGTTTCTAATCTTCTATGTTCCATGTCGGTATAAACCTTTGCGATATGTCTGTCGTGTTGTTCGTTTAATCTCGAAATCACGGTATCCATCTTGGAACAAAGTTGAGTAAGTGTGCTTACTTGTTCTTTCAGCACACCTACATCTATTTTAGTACCAAGTAAATCGTTGTTATCCATTATTTTTCTGGATCAGGTTCTGCATCTGGTACTGCATCAGGTTCTGGTGCTTCTGGTTCAGTATCTTTTTTCGCCCATACAGCTGCACCATGAGCACCAGCTAACATACCGATTGCTTGTGCAAAATCTTTTAGACCAAATAGATTTGATGTGTAAGCGTTATAACCTGCACCAACAATAACAACCAATGTTGTTAATAACCAAGACCAACGAGCAATATCGTGTGTCTTATTGTCTTTACCTGTAACCAAATGTGTAATAAAATCTGGCATTGCCATATTAACCTCCTAATATATTCAAAGCATGTTGATAGTTTGTTCGTCTTTCTTCTAATCCTAAAGTACCACCATTGATAACTTTTGATATTTTATCAATGTCACCGGTATCAGCTAAAGCATTTAAATTGTGTGTCTTCCAAAACCAGCAAGCCGATTCTGTAGCACCATCAAATGTCAATAAGTATTCTGGTAATTCTTCAATATCTTTACCTATTGATTCAGCAAATTTTTCATAATTAACTTTGCCTGTAATTTGAATTAAACCTTTACCTGCAAATTTCCAACCATCACCACTAGATTCGTCACCATTACCCATACGACCAGCGTAAGCACGATTAGCAATCTTTTCTTGATTGTGTTCGTATTGTTTAGCAATATCTAATGTAGCAAAATGTGAAGGCCACACTTTAACTAATGATTCTGCTTTGTAATTTAAATTCTCTTTAATTCTTGTAAAATTAGCAGATTCAACTGAACATTCACCAATAAAGGCTGCAATTCTTTTATTTGTATTAATTCCGTATTGTGGTAAAAATTTGTTGAGTGATTCAAACCATCCATCAACTGAAGTATTTCCCACTAGTATTTTTTTTAATTGCTCAAGTGTCATTAGTGTAATTTCCTTTGTTCATCTACCCAATATTGTAAAGCTTTTAATTGTTCTGCTATTTGATTATATAAACTATAATTTTCTACTACTGTTTGTTCTGCTGTAGAGAGTGCAACTCCGGAGGAGGTACCATCAATTCTTTTGGAGGTGTCGGGAACGGTGCCTTTAGCAGCGCTGTCGTGCAACTCGACAAAAGACTTAGGCAAATCACACATAGTATCGTCTTTGGTATTAATAGTTTTTTTAAGTGCTTCATTTTTAGCTCTCACATCATTAAGTTGTCTAGTAAAATCTTGTTGTACCTTATTAGTTACATCTTTTTGTTCAGCTACAGTTTTCTTCAATTCTTCTTCAGCATGAACAATTGCATCTTGGCGTCCTTTTATATAGATACCGTGAGCAAGAATCACAATAGTGATTATTCTTAAAGGCAACCTATAACCGTAAGGAATAAGTTGCAACATTTCAAAAGTCATTTCTAGAATAGCTAGAAAGACACCAAAACAAATAATTGCTATAGGAACCCAAGTAGGTATGTAACCTAATATCCAATTATATGATAGAAACTCAGGAAAGAACATAATTATTTCCTTCTACCAATACCCATCATAACTGGATTATGTGTATTTCTTTTCCTTTTTCTTAAATCAACGCCAGGTTCTCCGCCTTTACCGCCTGTACCTGCAATTGCACCACCGCCAACTACATTAGTTGGACCAGCACTACCTACAGCACCTGCACCCATTTCTTTGATATATTCTTTAAATGATTTCATAGATTCCTTAATTTTTCAGCAACAGTCATGTCTACAGGTATTTCAGATGTATTAATTGATTTGCCATTAATACCTTCTATTAAGTCTGGTAATATATTTACATACAATAAAAATGTTTTCAATATATCATAATCTCGTTCATCTATCTTGTAGAATAATATTCTTGCGGTCACTTTTGGACCAAAAACATTATTCAACAAAATAATATGATTTAGAATTAATCGTTCTTTAAGAGATTTATTGGTTTTATATCTACGAAATAATCGTTTAAGATATTTTGTTCTCTTAATATCTCCTTCAAATTCTGACATAATGTAATTAGGTGCATTATAGCACTTCATAGCATATATCAAAAAGTTTTCTTCTGTCAAATTATCAATCATAATATAATTTAACTATTTTCTATAATCTAATTCGCTTTTAGGTCCTAAAACGTCAATGTCATCATCATCTTCGTCATCAGCTTCAAGCATATTTTCTAATTCATCACCGTTTACAATAACAGCATAAGCTTCATATAAACCAGATTCAACAACTTCATAACTATAATACAAATAATATTCTTCTTCATAAGGCAATTGTGGTGCAGATTCCTTACCCGAAAGGTCTGCACCAAATTGTGTTATAGCAACAACTTCTTCGCCTTCTATATCATTTTTAAATATTACCTTAGGTAATGTAATGTTATAGAGTGTTAATACTTTTCCAACTTTTAACCAGCCAGCATAAGGATTAATAAAATTAGTAACTAATTCAGATGATAGGTTTCTATTGATTTCGTTGCGAGTAGATTCCTTATCAAGGTCTACTTTCTCTTTATCAAGAGTTATTACAGGAAAATTTAATTCCTCAACAACGAAATCATGAAACTTAATCATTATAAACCAGTTACAATAGAACCAAAGCTTGTGTTACCTGAACTTGTATTTGAAGCAGTAGCATTCGCTAAAGCAACTAATGTTTCTTTTAAGTAACGAACTGTACCGTCGCTGTTCACTTTCTTTTGAATATGAACCCAACCAGCAGTCATATTACCTACGTTTGCAATTGCGTTATTACCATTTGCTGTGCGAGATGCTGTAACTAAAATAGTATCTAGGAAATAAGTATTTGCACCTGCTGTTGTTCCATAATTGATAGCATTGTCAAATTCAACACCAAAACCTACGTTTACTGTATTGAATAAGTTTTGTGTTAATGTAATTGTGTTACCACTAACTGATGCTACTGTTGTATTTGATGCAAAGAAACCTGGATAACCATTACCTGCTGTGCCGCCAGGTAGTGCAAATCCGTTTGCCATGAAATAAACATATTGACCTGAAGTTACACCAGCATTGGCTACATTGTTTTGTGCGCCATCGTTGTAACTAACTCTAATTACGTTATTTCCTGCTGTATTACCAGATGAAACTATAAATTGTAAAACTTCTCTTGTTTGACGTAAATAGTCAAACTTTGGTTTTTGATTACCAGTATCGGTATTTCCCCATGTTGGCATTTCTTTTCTCCTTTTAACCTCGGGTTAGTTATGTTAAGTATTTATCTAATCTAGCCTCTTGGTGCTTCTTTAGGCTTGTCTTTCTTGTCATCTTTTTTGTCGTCTTTCTTCTTTGTTGGATCTGGTTGATTAGGACGACTTCTCATCAATGGATCAAGTTCTACTGTATCTCTTTTCTCACCTGTTAGTGTAGTACCGCCAGATAATGTGCCTGCAGCTTCAGATTTCTTTTCACCATTATTATTTTCTGCATTCTTATCTTCTTGCTTTTCAAATTTAGGTTTTTTACCATAAGATGCTACAGATTTATCTTCTTTTTCCCAATCATGCATATCTTCTTTCATAGCTCTTTTTTTAACTACACCTAAAATTAATTGAGCTTTTCTAGATAATTTTTTTGTAACAGATTCTGCGCCACCGTTTGCTCCATCTGCTGGTGAAATTGTTGCTGATTTTGTATCACCTATTAAGTCTTCTTGTATTTCAAACTGTTCTCTGTGTGGAAAACTAGAATCTTCTGGTTCTTTTGTTACATCTAAAGTATCAGCATCTTCACCTTTAGCATGAGATAATCTAATTTTATATGATAATACAGCATTAGCTTTACCGCCTTTAACTCTACCAGCTAAAGTGTCTGTAGTCAATTCTTCAGCATCAATGCTAGTGCGATTTTCATCTGCGTCTTTATTTAATTTTGAAGCCATTACTGAAGCTGCTATTTCTGTAGTGTATTCAACTTCTTCTTTAGAAATTCTAATCTTATAACTCTTAAACTCGTTTGGTTTACCACCTTTGACACGACCACGAAGCATATCTGTGGTCTTTTCATCAGGATGAGCTGCTTCACTTGTTGGTTTTTTCATAGTAACAACCTTTGATGAATTTGTATGAACAGGTTTAATTTCGTGATGTTTACTAACCTTTTCTAAATCTTTTTCTCTTTGTGCTGTAGGTGAATGAACATCTTTAGAACGAGCATCACCAGCATATCGGCTAGTTGTCATATCTTCCATTTGAGTGCCTGATTGATGGTCTCTTAACCATTTCTTAAATTCATTAGATTTAGCATAAGCATCTTTTGTATCAACGGCAGCAAATTTAGGATTAATTCCTCTAGATGATAAGAATTTATCTAGCATAGCTGTTTCATTGATATTAGATTTTACTGACCAAGGATCAGATGGATTTTTTCCAAATCTGCTTGCTGGTGCAATATTCTTTTTAATTACATCTTTTAGTGTTTTAGCCATGTTGTTCTCTTTAGTTAGAAATTTTACCCATCATTGTTTCTTGTTTTACTTTTTTTAGTGCTTGTTTAGCAATATCTTTAACTCTAGACATTGGTGTATGTTTAGCACCAGACTTATCTGTTACAGTACCAGGTGATTTTTTCCATGGTGATTCTTTTTGCCATGAACCTTCTGCTTCTTCTTTAGCAACTTGTGATGCTGTTTTATGACCAGCAATAACTGCTAAATCTTTACCTGAAATGCCATGTTCTTTGCCTACTGCATTGTAGTCTGCTGAAGTAAATTCTTTATGACTTTTGTATCCTTTTTTATCAGCATGGTTCATCATTGAAGTGTAGATATCTTTCATTTTGCCTTCATTGATTTCAACTTCAGTTTCTTCTTTAGCAACTTGTGATGCTGTTTTATGACCAGCAATTACTGCTAAATCTTTACCTGAAATACCATGTTCTTTACCTACAGCAGTATAATCAGCTGGTGTAAATTCTTTATGGCTCTTATAACCTTTTTTATCAGCATGCATCATCATTGAAGTGTAGATATCTTTCATCTTGCCTTCATCAATATATTCTACATCTTCTTTAGCTAACTTATCAATAGCTAAATCATGGCCTTTTTCTCTTTTCCATGCACCACTTTGGTACTTTTTAGAAAGACTAGACCATGTTTCTTTTTTTCTTGGACTTCTAGCTGTATTAGATTTAGCAAGAAAATCTCTAGCTACTGTTTGTTTAATACGAGCATCATGAGAGGCTTTCTTAGCATATGATGCTAAAGTTTTTGGATCCAACTCATCAAGTTGTTCTACTTCTTCTTGCATTCTACCGTCATGAACTTTCATTACTCGTTCAATCTTACGAACTCTTAAACCAGCAAATGGACCTTTACCCATAGCTTTGTTTGCTGTTTCAATAGCATGACCGTCATGTTCAGCATCGATTAATAATTTAGCCATCCAGTTACCATCATTGTCTTCGTAGTGAGCAACATGAGTATAATCACCATCATCTTTACCTTCATCGATTAAATCAAATTCAATATCTTCTTGATAATGGTCACATCCATCATCTACTTGATGTTTGTCGTGATGTTTTTTAAAATCAGACACTCTCTTTTTATGCTCTCCTTTTTCTTTATGGCGTAAATGTTTTAATTCACCCATAACTTCTTCTTGTGTTACTTGCTCTAATTCTTTAGATGTGAAATAAGCTTGTGGAGTAGGTTTACCTAATTTGTCATCTGTTTTGATATCTACAGGACCTGGATTAGTAGTAATCTTTTGTCTTTCTTTTGTTTCACCTTTATTTTCTGTATTAGGTTTAGTAATGTCTGCATCTTCTTTCATCGCTTGCTTAGTAGCAGTAGCATACATTACATTTTTCCAATTTTTACCATACTTTGCTTTAAACTGAGCAGTTTTATCTTTCATGCTCATTACAATTTTTTCTCTTTTCTTCATTTGAGCATCAGACATTTCTTCTTCACCAAGATTGTTATCGGTGAATACGTCAGGAGCACCTGCTAAAGGACCTTTTGCTTCTAACATTGATTTTAATTTCTTAGCAAAAGATAATTCTTCTTTATGCATTGATTTTTCATGACCCTTAACTTCTTTTCTAGCAATATCTTTAACTTTAGCATAGTCACAATCAACTTTACCATCTTCTGTAACCTTAACTGGATATTTTTTGCCTTTGAATTCAAAATGTGATTGGCCTGCTTTGTGAGCAGCATGTGCAGCCATGCGTAAGCCAGATTCATCCATTTCAGCTTCATCTAATTTAACTTCTTCATCCATTTCATCATCTTTTTGTTTAGCACCACCGTAAGCATGACCAGCAACCTTACGGGTAGCAGATGGAGAATGTCCTTTTTCTGCCTTTTCAGCATCTTGTTTATCTCGTAATGCGTCTAGTTTCTTTTTACGAGCAATAGCCTCTGGATCAGGTTTAGCTGGTTCAACTTTAGCCTCTCCTAATACTTGGTTAACGGCATCAATCATTGATTGGGTTACTTTATCTTTTTGAAACATTTTTATTTCTCCTTTATCTGCATTTCCACTTGCGTAATGCGAGTGCTTTTCTTGTTGGTTTACCATCTGGTTTTTTCATTGGTCCAGGCATTCCACCCATTCTAGCACAGAATGATTTTCTGCGTTTAGCGGCTTTACTTCCTGGTTTTACTTTGCCTGTAACGGCCTTTTTTAATTTAGATCCTGGATTCTCTCTACGATAAGAAGCAATTCCTTTTGCATTTAAACCACCTGTAGGACTTTTACCTTCTTTTCTGCGCCAAGCGGCAGTTTCGTATAGTTCTTCATCTGAAACATCTTCAAGATTTTCCCAAAGAATATCTGGATCAATATTACTTTCTTCTGCGATGCCATCAACTACTTCTTCTAAAATATCAAACAATTCTTCAAGTTCTTCTGTTGTAGGCTTAACTTGTAATCTCTTAAATGCGTTATCAACACCTTTTTGTCTTTTTGGTACTAATTTACCATACATATCAGGTTGATAGCCAGTCTTTTTTAATTGGTCTGTTGTAACTTTATCCAAATATCTCTTAACTGTTTCTTTGTCTATTTCATTTACTTGTTCTACTTCTTCAGGTACACAGTTTGGTACTGTTCTACCATTCTTTTGTTTAGTACCAATTGCTGTATAACCTTTCCAACAAGCCTTTTTTAAGGCACCTGTAGGTTTCTTAACTTCGTCAAGATATTGTTTAAATTTTAGCATTTTTCTTCTTCTTCTTTAATGAATAGTCATTTTGTATATGTCTAATAGGGTCTTTATAACTGTCCATACGTTCTTTATTGTCTGAACCGCCCAAGACACCACCAACACCAGATTCTACATCATTTTGAAAGCCATTAAACTCTTTAATGCTTTTTCTAAATTTATTAAACGGTTTCTTTTCTGCTAATGGATTAGGTTCTAATTTAGCACCTAGCATTGCTGTACCGTTCTGACTTGCGTTACTATATTCTCTATCTTCGCTATATGTTTGGTCGCCAAGTCCGGCACCTGCTGCGGCACCTTGACCACCTGCTCTTGTATCGTATGTTCTTCCTAAGCCTGGTGGTTGAGTCACTCGACCAGCACTTAATGAACTATTACCTCTTTTTAACTTCTTGTTCTTATCATTGTCATAATTAAAGTTTGGTTCTTTTGGTGGTTTATTCCAAGTTAATGTTGGTGCTGCTTCATTATAAGCACCAGACCAAGAACCACCCGAATGACCTTGACCGTTTGGGTCTTTTCTAGGTAATACATTACCTTTAATTTGGTCACCTTTTAGTGTATTGTCACTTGTAACACTAAATCTACTTGTGCGATTATCTCTTTTAATATCTGCAGGACCTTTTGCTTTATAGAAAGCATTATATTTACCTACAGTTTTAAGTTGAATACCTTTGGCATCTTTTTCATTGAATAATTCATTAACTTTTTCATTCAAGTTAATGTTTCTCAAATACCAATCATCAACTGTTTCGTTTATCGCCTTAGCATCTAAAAATATCTTTGTTGATTGATAGATGTCATTGATATCTTCTTCTTTTGTATCAATATAACCTGTATTATCAAAGGCAACAAAGTTGTTAAATGCCTCAATGAAATATTTAGTATTTTCTTGAGATTTACTCCACTTATCCTGTCTAATAGATTCAACCATCATTCTGGATAGTAAAGTATTTCTTTCTTTAGATACTTCGTTAGTTGTATTGACAAAAATCATCATGGTTTCGTAACCAAGTTCTTCTAATTCTTCTTTGATATGATTGATTTTTTCTAAATCATCAGCTGGACCGTTGATAATTAATGGACCTCTTGTTCTGACTGCTTCATTTCTAGGATTCATTGATTTCATAGCAAGTTTTTGTTTATCGTTAAGAATATCTACCACTTGTGTAAAGTTTAATTCAGTAATCTTTGATTCAGCAATAGCTTCACGAATAACAATATCTTTACCTGAACCTGGACCACCAGTCACAAATATTGCTTTAAACATACCTCTATCGAATTGTTCATTAAGACCCATGCCTCTACGAACATCTTTCATTAATTCTCTAGCGTGATGGTCAGGAACATGAGATGGAACACCTTGTCTAAATGATGAGAAATCATTGTTCTTAGCGTGTTCTCTCATCTTTGTACCAGACATACCTTCTGCACCTTCCGAATCTGGATCACGATGGCCTGCTGACTTAACTTCTATCTTTTTGAAATTGAAGTAACCGTGTTGTCCTTCTTTACCATTGTATTTGTGTAATAAGTCCTGATATTCTTTAACTCTATCAGAACCAGCAACCATAATCAAATGGTCGTGTCCTTGAGCATGCAATTTAGCAGCATGATGTAATATAGTTGGATGGTCTTTTGAAGATGTTTCAAAATTAGTACCAGGTGAATATCTTTTTAAATGTTTAAGTTTTTGTTGGCCTGATAATGGATTTCTTTTTGAATCTTGTGTATGAGTAACAATAACTTTATGTTTAGCTTTGTTTTTATCTGCTATTTCTCTAACCTTATCAATAAGTTTTAGATGACCTGATGTAGGAGGATTCATACGACCAAAACCTACCACCACAGGTTTATGTGTCGATTGTTTTTCTTCTACTAATTCTAAAAAGGTCTTCATTTTCTCACTTTTAAAAGGTTGGCTTTACTAAATTCTGCTCTATTAACTAATTTTGTTGGTTCACCAGCATGATTGATAACAAACCCTTCTGGATTTGTTCTCTTTTTACCAATATGGTGTTCTAAACCGCCCTCATGTTGGTTTAAATTATTAACTAATATATCTTTTGCTTGCTGTAAATGATGATGCATTTTCAACAAATTATTATAGTGTTCTTTATTGTTATCTATATGGTCTGCATGCTTATTAGCTTCACTTGCTTTACGAGATTGTGCTGCTGGTGTTTTTAACTTATCAATCTCTTTTTTATACTTACTAGCTATATGCTTTTTAAGTCCTTCAGCAGATGGAGTTTCACCTGTTCTGACTGTATGATTTATATATGTTGCTAAATGCCCAGCATCTCCTTGATGTGGTTGTGTAGCTTTATACATTGTTGATTTATGTTCATCATGTATTGCTTTTGCTGCGGCCATATGAGAATTAAATTCTTTTTGGTCATTTTCTGAATAATGGACTTGTTTAGTATCGTGATTGGCTGATTTGTGCCATACATCTGGATGTTGTGCGAAGTTATGTAAATCTGGATGTGGGTCTGCTTTCATTGAAGCAATATTGTCACCATGATATTGTGTGTGAACAATAACACCCATTTTAGATTTTCTAATCTTATTTGCTTCTTCACCTTTTCCTGTATATGTAATGGTATTAGGAGTGAAAGAAACACCGTTTTTAGTTTCTTTTTTATCAGTTGAACCAAACATCATATCACCTTGATAAACGCCTGTTTTAGGTGATACTTTTTTGAGATGATTTAAAGCGTCATGGAGTTTGTCCATAAGACCAGGCGCATGGCCGTGATTCTTTTCTATATCCTTATGGGTATAATTCAACTTTGGATTTTTATTGAATGCTGATTTGGATGCTACAAAGAATTTACCTGTTTCTGGATGATGACCAAAAACAACAGCAGGCGAACCATCATATTTCATTGTTAATGCTGAACTGTGACCGCCAGATTTTATGTGTTCGTGCGCTTGATTTAATGCATTGAAGGCGTGAGTAAAACCTTTGCCACCATGTAATAAAGGCCTGTCTTCAGCATGATGAATGTGCTTAAGTTTGCCTTCTGGTGATGGCTCGTATTCTTCTTTTAAAAACGTCTTGAATGTTATCATTAAATCTTTCTGACTGCAACACACTATGGTTGCCTGTAACGATTACCTATTTATACAACTTTGATGCTTTTGCTTTTGGAACGCTAGAATTGTTGGCTATGATATATAGATATCGGAAAATTGAGTTTTGGTAATAATAGATACAAAATCCGAACAAATTCCATAACAATCAGGATTATATCCTTTAGAGATATCATTGTTCCATTCAGGTAAAACACAAATACTATTCTTGGTTAATGGTTTATCTGGATAAGTCCAAATATAACCTTTAGAAGTTAAAGTGAAGTTATCTTCTTGATGCCAAAAGAAATTTAATTTTGAATCGGCACCCAATACATATAGAGCATCTAAATTTTTTGCGTGAATCCAAAATCTAGAATCTTCTAAAAAACTATATTCAACTTTGTATGTTGGACTATCATGGCCAAGATACCATTGATTATCTACAAACCAAACATCAACTTCAACATCAAATCCTTTAATTAAAGCTTGATTGATTTGAGTAGGACTATTTTCTTTATCTTTATCTGGACCATCAAAAAGACCACGATGTGCAATATATTTCATTTTATAATATAAGCGGTTGGCGCTTTAATACCGGTTGTATGTAATGTTAGACCCATTTCTTTAATAAAATCATCTGCACCATTCGATTCACTCCAACTATGATAAGCATATTCATCAAATACAATTACTCCGCCAGTTACAATATTATTCCAAAATGTTTTGAGTGCTGCATATGTTGGTTTATCTAGGTCCATATCCAAATACAATATACTGATTCTTAAACCTGGTTTTTCTTCTACTGTATTTTGTGAGGTTTCAATGATATCACCTTTAATCAACTCAAACTTTGATGAATCAAAACCAGCATTAATAATTTTATTTTGAATTCCTTCATACGAAACATCATCTACAATTAAATTTTTATCTCTTGTAAAAACTTGCTTCATTGTATCTTTATCTACACCAGTTTTCATATCATCAACAAAACTTGGATCAAAAAAATCATAACCCATTACTTTCTTGATACTATTAGGTTCGTTCATGGCCAATATTTTTAACCATGCCAAGATTCCTGAACCTTTGAAAACTCCACACTCAACAATATCGCCAGGTAGATGTTTTGTCATTTCATAGAAATACATTTTACTGTATAACTTATTAAACACAACTCTATCATTACTAAACATAAAGTTATTGTAACTGTCATACATATTTTGATTTTTTTGGATATCGGAATTGTCGTTGTATAGATTTGTCATAGCACTAGTTCTGTTCCATTCTTTCTTAATAGATGTTTAATTGAATTACGGACCAATTTGGTTATATTATTATGTTTAAGTGCGTTTTGTAATATGCCATGTGGAGGACATAGATGACTATCTTCGTAGATAGGATTATAAAACTCATTAAACATAAAATCGGACATCTTAATCATGTTATCTCTTGAAGTGAAAAAGAATTGGTCACCAGGTAAAGCATCAGCTGGGCTAGTACCGTGATGATAACCCATTTCATTTTCTTGAATATCTAATATAATAGGTTCGTCTTGATACACCAAATCAAATCGAGTGCGGACTAAAATATCATACTTAAAATTGTTTTGGTTCTCGTAATGTTGAACCATTTCTGTTGCAATTTTAAACTTACGATATTGACCATACGACTGATAAGCATTTTCTGGTATGTTCAATTTAATTTCTCGCAGTTCATTCTTAATTATTTCGTCTACTTGAGAAAATTGTTCAATGTTTGCCAATTTAACATTTACGTCAGATAATCCTTCAATCCATGTCTGTTCGGTAATAAGTTCATCTTGTGTATCAGTCACACCCCATCCTCTAGGATGATATCCATATCGTAAATCGTATGAACAAATAAATGTATCAATATCTCCAAATTGTTTTAGAAAACTTGGCTTTGTTTCGTTCCAAGTTCTATAATTTCCAACAATCATTACCGCTGTTTTCATTTGTAATGCTCCAAAAAGTAATTTAAATCTTCTGGAGTACCAATACCCCACATTTTCTTAATATTTTTAACACGAATCTTTTTGCCATCACCAATAGCTTCATTGAATACAGGACAAACATAAAATTCATTATTAGTGCGAATATTCTTTTCAATCATCTGTTCTGCATACTTAACATAGTCAGAACCTTTTTTCCAATAATAGATACCAACTGTTGCCATATTAGAAATAGGTTTCTTCTCTGCAACTTCAGATACAAAACCATCTTCACCTAACTTAGCATAAGACCATTTAGGATGAGTGGCTTCAAAAGTAATAATGCCTCCATCGATAGAATCAGCAGTAAAGGCATATAAACATTCATTTGAATTCCATTCAACAAACTGGTCAGAGTTTGCCATCAATAGAGGTTCGTCACTATTAATTAATTCTTTAGCTAGTAACGTGGTACATGCAGCGCCTTCGGTCAAACCATCAACTTGTATAATATCACAACCGGGCGCAATCAAATTTAAAACTGATTGTAAATTATATTTCTCGTAATGTTCTTTTTGGCAAATAAAAATAAAATGTGCATCTACATTTAGATTATCCACTACAACTTGAATCATTGGTTTACCTTTGACTTCAATCAATGGTTTAGGGAAAGTATAACCTGCTGAAGCAAATCTACTACCGGCACCTGCCATAGGAATCAATACATTCATCTTCTTATTTCTCCAAGGTATGGATTTTATACGACCACTATCTTCAAATTCTTCAATATAGCTTAAAAAATCTTCCACATTCAAATCATAAGCATCTTTTACTGGATACAAATGTGCACCAGAGTTAAATGCGCCTTCACGGCCAATATGTGAATCTTCCACAATGATAGTATCTTTAGGTAGAGCTTTCATCATTGTCATACATTTCCAATACATTTCAGGAAATGGTTTTGGATTAAACACATCTTCGTTGCTTACATAATAATCAACATAATTTAAAATATCCATACATAATAAAGATGTCTTTACTGTTTCACGAATACTGTTGGACGCTACTGCAATCTTCCATCCTTTAGAATTCAGATTATGCATTATTTTAAGAATATCAGGATTCTTTGGTGCTGTATGAATTAAATCAAATGTTTGTTTTTGTTTTTCTTTCCAAATTTCATCATACCAATCAATATGCAAACCTTTTTCTTGAGTAAGCATCTGTAATTTTTTTGTAGTGTTTAGTCCGTCATATTTTGATAAATGTTCTTCACGGGTAATAATATAGTTGTATGAATCGGTTACTGTATGTATAGCACGATTGAGAGCTTCATAATGTAGCTCTCTACTGTCCATTAAAACACCATCAAGGTCAAATATAACTAACTTTACTGCCATGTTGTTCCTTCTAAATCTAGCCAATACTTAACTATTTTACCTTTGCCTTCTAAAAGATAGAATGGTAAACAATGCATTAAACCCCGACCAGAATTATAGTATAACAGATTTGCTGGTGCTCTGTCAAGCGACCAAGCAAAATGGCTAGTACCTGTGTCACCACCAATGAATGTTTCGGCAGTCATAATGTGGTATAAATTTTGGTCAAAATTGGTAGAGTATCTCCAGCCTTCAAACTCACAGGCTTTGGCAAAATGGTCATGCACACAAATTACCTTTTCATAATCCTTATATTCATTCGTTGAATACTTTGCAATAATTTCCTCAAAGACGTGGCGAGGCCAATTACGATATACATTATATGGAGCATCAAAGATTGGACAAACTACAATCTTCTTTTGCATAGGTTCATTATTTGGTATAATAACATTGTCACCAATGATATCACGGAAATCCCAAAGATTGACTCTTCGCCACGCTAATTCTTTATCACCAGGTTCAGTAGAAAAATAATCTGTATTCTTTAACATAAACTGGTAAAACTTCTGCACATAATCGGCAGAATTAACTGAGCCTTGTTTCATATGAAACTTAATTTCTGGTGTTTGTTTTCTTAAATGTGCTATAACATTTGCAACACCAATTAAATCACCATTACGAAGTGGACCACCAAACACTCCTTCAATAATATTGATAATCACAATAAACTTTCTAATTCATTATTATGCACTAGTTTAGATTTACGGTCCAAATAGAAATGTTTTTTAAATACTTGATTAATATCTTTACCATTATCCCAATAACAATTATCACCTTTTCTGAATTCAGGATTCCAATCTTCTGCTTTCCATACAACATAAGAGGAAACATTTAATAAGTCTGCAAGAACGGCCACACCAGTAAAATTAGTAATGAAAGGTTTCTTTAGATTTTTAATGATGTATGCGTTAGTCAATAATGAATTTTCATACGATAAGAATTTAAAATCTTTTAAATGAGATAGAACAGCAGTTGCTCTTCTATCATCTGTGCCTGGTGCATCCCATCGGTCACCACAGTAATAAGCATCTTCAATTTCAATATCTAATTCAGGTACTTTAATTTCTACATCATCATCAACTTCAAATTCTAAATTAGGATAGTTATCTCTCAACCAGTTTTCATAACGACAAGTTTCAATTGGTCGATTTGGATTACTTTGTTCTTCTCTAGTCCAAGAACTGAGGTTAATGATACTGCCATACACAAAAACATCACTATCAAACTCAACTGAAGAAAAGATATCTTGATAATTCAAAAACTCTTTGATACCTTTAAATTTATTCAAATCTCTTTTAACAATGAGGTCAAATTTTCCATATTGTTTATAAAGACCAGACAAAACAGGAAAGCCATTTAAAAAATCACCTAAGTTGGCAGTTGAGCTAAGATATACTTGCATGATTATCTCTTTTTTGCAATAATAGTTAAAATGTTTGGAAGGTATGAAACCGGTTTACGAATTTCATCCTCATGATTACAGATATACATTGGTATGAATCCTGCTTTGTCTATCAATGTAATTAATCCATGAGAATCAAAATGATGGAAGTGTTCATTTTCTTTACGGTGTTTCCATGTTCTAAACCATTCAGCACCCATTCTTTCGTGCATCCATGGTAATGATATCATAACATATTTTGTGTTAATTGAACCGAGAAACTCATGGATATTTGGAGAAGGAATATGTTCAATAGAATCAAAGAATGTAATGACATCAACTTCAACATCTTTGACATTAGCCACAAACTCCACATCATTTGGGAGAGGATAGTTTGATATATCATGTCCAAAACATTTCTTACCATTCATGTGAGCATACTTCAGAAATGCTCCATCACCATAACCAAAGTCACATATAGAATCAAACTTAACATATTTTGAAAGTAAATCAAAACGTAATTTGGACATACTAAAGTCCATTTTAGTATAATACTGCATATAGTTAGTATCATACTTCATAATTTCACCGGTAGGTTTACTTTGAAACCAATGTCCAGGTTCTATCAATTCATAATTATCAATCATATTAAACTTTATTATTAAATTTATTAAACAATACAAATGGATCGTGACCAAGCTGATGGTCAGGAATCTGATGCAATTCAAATACCTTAGGTTCATTTATATATGACTGTAGCCATAGACCTTGGTCATCATCAACTAAACCTTTTTCTTGTAAATCAACAAAAGATTGTGTCATTAGGTCGGACATTTTTTGCCACATATCTTTATGAGCCACCACTTTTGCACCCAAGATATAAACATCATTATTAAGAACAGCGTGGTCTATTGGTTTATCATCATATGGTTTGTAATTGAATAGGTGAATTTTTGTTTCATCAAAATCATATTCCCATATTTTACTAGCAGGAATATTATTTTCACTACGGCAATAACCAAAATCAATCCATGCAACCATATCATTTTGTGTATAATTATATTTGACAGCCATATTTGCAAAGTATGCTTTCAGATTAGTCACAAGAACATAATCAGGATTCCAATATTCTGGATTTCTTACTTGTTGAGGATTAACTTTCTTTTGGAATTCAGGATCTTTTTGAACATTAATGATTAAATCTCTCATATTAGAAAAATGACTATTCACATCAATTGGAATAATTTTTGTTGTGTCTAAACGGTCTTTACATATATCAATTACCTTATGTTTTAAATCATCTGACGTGAAAACAGTAATGTCATTTTCCAATTTGCATAGATTACTAAATCTTTCTAGATAAGTATCAGTTGTTCTATGCAAATAATGCGGTAGTCCTTTATCTGGTGTCCATTCACCACGACCAATATCAAAGAAAGCCGTTACTATTGAAATTTTACTCATTATGCAGTCCTGTAAACAAACATCTGTGATTCATCATCTTGTCCATATGTTACACGAACAAACTCTTTCCATTGTGGAACTCTATCATATTGATGAACAATAGCAAATGGTTTATCTTTGTAATACACGATACCATCTTTTACTGTTGGTTCATCACATAATAAATTTGGTCTAAATCTGTTAATCTTTGAAGGGTCAGCAACTGTGCCGGCTTCACAAGCCCAATCGACTGTCTTAAAAACTATATCTTTAAATGGTTGTGTATTGATTAACACATTGAATACTGCTTGGTCGACAATTGGAATAGGTCTATTAACTCCGTTGGTGAAAATATGAAACACCATATCTTTTACATATTCTGCTTGACCACCAAATGTTCCAACATTAAAGATTTCTTTATCTTTGAATAATTCATAAACATATGGACCGTATGCTTGTTTGAGATTTTCATCACCCCAAGATTCATCTTCATATTTTAATCCTTCTGAAGCAATAACAAGTTTATGGTTTCCACTTTCAATAAAATCAATTGGGTTTGTTTGAAAGTAAACATCTTTGACATCTGTTGTTACGACATATCTATAATTCGTCCATGTTGCTTGTAGATAATCATAGATGGCTAAAAATCTTGCTACATGAATAGGAACATTATCTAAATCCGGCATAGGGATTAATATAAAGTTTCTTTTTTCTAATTCTATTATTGTATTATTATCAGTTTTACCAACAACTAAAATTTTATCGCCTGTAAAACCACACTTATCAATTGATTCACACCAAGGTTTTAATTGATTGTAGTTATAGTTTGTAAATGCACCAATGATTAAATCTTTTTGCGCCATGGGAAATCTCCATTATATTTGTTTGTCATAATATTATTACCGTATTCAAAGAATTCTTTCTTTACTGAACCTGCATTACCATCAACTTGATATTTTACTGTATACTCACCTGTGCAATCAAATTTAGGAAAGTGTTGTGCCATAGCTTGAAAGAATATTCTATCTTGACCCCAACCGCCATGCCATGCTGATGCTATTTTTGTTGCTACACTTGTTTTGATACAATAACAATTAGTATCTATGTGATTATAATCTCCACTAAAAACAGGCCATTTACCTAGTGATTCACAATCATCTCGACATGAATAATTTCCATCTTTGTCATAGATTTCTCGTAATGAGTATGACCAGTCTAGGTCTTTTTCTTTAATAGTATCGATACAAGATTTAACGTGATTAGGTTTTAATGATACATCTTGGTCAAGATATAATACATATTCTGTATCTATTAGATGACTGAATGCAGCATAGACTCGATGGCCATAGAAACCATTGGCACCAACATTGATTGGTAAATAACAAACTTTTAGATTTTTGTTACCAAGATAATCACTTACAATAACACTAGATGGACCTTTAAATTCTTGACCATCAATTACAACATAAACTGTTGTTGGGTAAGTTTGATTTAAAGCAGATTCAATAGCATTCCTACAAACAGGATTACCTGTTATAGGTATAATCACGGTAGCACTCATAATTAATCTCTAGTTAGTTTTAAAATTCGTTCTATTTGTTTCTCTATGATAGGTGTTCTGTTAGGCCAATATATGTATTCTTTATCGCCTGTAGAATGGAGTTTTGTAAGGAAAGGAATAATAATTTTTTCAACTTCATTCAATCTTGCTTTATAATCATCTGCTGTTTGTGCTGTATTCTTTATGACAGAATTATATTCTTCTTCTGATACTGCTGAAAATCCATAATCATTATCAGATTCATATTGTTTTGCTAACTTATCAAAATCAATTAATGCCATTATTTGTTTATCTCTATTTTAATATCATGTAGTAAATTATATAGGTCTAATAAATCCACGATGGAACTAAAGTTATTACGGAAGAATTTAGTAATCTCATTCTTTTCATATTCACGATTTCTTTTTGTTGATGGTTCTTTAGCATCAAGTATTCTATGATTTAAATCTTCTCTAATTCTATCTAACAACTTTACGCCTTCAGCCTTAGTGTCATTTATCTTACCTTCAGGTAAAATCTTTTTAAAGTAATCTCTATATCTTTCTGTAACAGAAATTTGATTGATAACGCCAGGCGGAATGTCTTCTAATTTCTTTTTAGCAATTCTTAATGCTCGACTAACATCAGGCAAATCTTCTTTTTTCTTTTCGATATAAGCCTCGACAATTTTAAATGCCTGTTCTACGCCTTTTTGGCCATGGTAAACTGAATGTTGTATATCGTCTAGTGTCATATTATTTTGCTATTACAAATTTACTGGATTCTTCTGTTCTAGATGTGACATATTGGTACATCAATCGAACAAATTTGTCACTTCTATTTTTATCTTTATCTAAAAAACTAACTATCTCTGGTATAAGAACATTGGTTACAATTAAAGCACTATATTCTTCTCTAATATTATCGTATGCTTCTTTTAACTTTTTGTTTGATTTGCCAGGATTTTCTCCCATATCTTTAACTTTTTTGTTAAATTCTTTTTTAACTTTTTCAAGCGTTGAATAAAATTTACTAGCAAATTGCTCATCTATTAAAGCAAATAGTGAATAAAATACATCGGATGAACTTACTGAGCCTCCTCTCGCTTCTCCACCAGATACCACAAATTCAGCTTTGAAAGCATTTGATGATGGATCATGCCTCATAATAATAGTTTTTTTCTTATCAGTTTTATCTAGATAGATACTCAAATATCTAGGTTGAGGTGATTTTGGTGTATACTTTTTAAAGTTATTTGTTCCATTAAATGAGAATTTTTTAATTTCATCTAACTCTTGTTTTCTATCAAAATTAACTTTTTGTAATACAACTTGTTTAGTTTGTTTTTTTAGTGATAATGGAAGTAATTGCCCACCATCAATCAAATCACTAATCAATACATTTAAATCAGCAAAACTATATCCTTTTTTATCTTTACCAGAATTATTTTTTACAGCCTCTTCAATATTATCTCTTGCTAAATCTGAAGCAAAGTAAATATCAGCAGGTGACCATTTGTTAAGGTTTGCAAAGACAGCGCCTTTTTTAGCACCTTTTGTTTTATTAAATTCTTTTTGTGTTTCATTAGCTTTCTTAAAAAGCTCTTCAATATTTTTCATTACTGGTTTATCACCACGAACAAACCATATTTCTGCTGCTTTAGGTTTTTTTATACCTTTAAAATTTGTAATAACTTTATCAATATCTTCTATAAGTTTTTTTGCTATGAGAACAGAAGAAATAAACCAATCAGGATTTTCTTTTAAAAACTTAACTATATCTTTATATGATATAGCAGGTGATTCTACATGCGAGTGAAAAATAGATTCTATTGATTTAGTTTTGTATAAACTGTCCCAATATTTAGCAAACACCTCATATGACTTATATAAATCAATATTAAATAAATCAGATACACCTTTTTTACCGCTAGTCAATAAGACATAATCTGCCAAAGCACAAAAGAGTGCTTGAGATGATTCCGATAGTGTGGTTTTATCTGCCATAAGCCTTATTTATCTAATAATTTGTATGTCTTTACCAGATGTCCAAACTTCGAGTTCTGTTCTTAATCGACCTTCCGCTTTCAATGTATCATAACGATTAGATGCCTTATTCTTCCACCAAGCAATAATATTGTTTAATTCATGCTTTTCGTAGTTTTCACCAGGTATTAATGTATCTGCTTTGCCATTGACAAAATCAACCATATTCTTAAAACCATAGTCTGAAACAAAATATCTTTTCTTTTCTGTTAGACTTTTAGCATTCTCAATCGTCTTCAAGAATGTATCACCTTCTGGTGTTCCTTTTAATGCAGCTTTAGTCATAGCAATAATCTTGGTAAATGTTCTTAACTTTCTACTAGTAGATGATTCTTCACCTTCTAATATGTCACCAACTTTGCTTTCAACAAAAGTCTTTAAGTCATTATATCTTTCACCGTGCATCATTGGTACAACATCCGAATCAGTTAAACCTTTAAATCGAATGAATGGTTTCATACCGTCATATTGAGATACCGCTTTACTACTACCATAAAGACTGGTAGTTTCAAATAGACACAGATTCATACCATATTTTTTATTACATATCTCTCTAACGGTATGTGATGTGCAAATGGCAGCTAGTAATTTACCACCTAGATAATTGAAACCAAATGGTTGAGATGGAACAATCACAAAACCCATAATACTGCTGTCATTAAAGAGTTTAGCACCCTCCGTTGTTTGCGAGAACACTTGTCCTAGCATTTCATTTCTTGGTCTCATATAAATGACTGGAGAACCTAAACGAATGAATCCTAGTATCTTTCCTGTGTTTTTCTCTCTAACTGCCAATTGTATATTTCTGCCAACTGGTGCTTTATTAACATGAGATGATGTTATTGCCAAAAGTGTTTCCCATGTTTCATTTGGTAATTCACAAACTTCGATATCCATATCATTTGGATGCATAGAAAAGTCTGAAAACAAATCATCTTCTGGCGGAAATAAAGATGATGGAATACTTTCTACATGCTTTAGTTTTTCATCTCTCATGTATTGTTCTATATTCTCAAAATTATCGAAGTAATCTTGGAACACTTTAGAACAATGTAAAGCATCTTCTCTATGTAAACTTATCATACTTTAAAGCCTTCAAATTTCTTCGTTTGTGGTTTTTGATGACCATGACCAGCATCAGCAAGACCTGTTTGAGCAGATTGTTCAATATCATAGAGTTTCATTTTAGCACGGTCAATACCAACTGTAAATCTCTTATAATGTGTTGGATCAGCATATCGATTTTTTAATTGTTTAACCATAATTTGGCCAAGTTCATCAAGTTCTTCTGAAGCAATCAAAGCAAACATCAAATCGGCAGTTGCTGGTAAACCAAATGATTCGGAAGTATCTTCAAGGCCTGGATCGGAACTTGTATAACCACTTCTTGTCGTTTGAGTTGCTGAAACAATCGGCACATTAGTTTCTACGGCAAGACCACGTAATTCTTCAGCAATGGCTTTAACATATGTGTAAGAGTTGATTGAGGCGCCAGGTTTGATTCTAGCGGAACAACAAATATTAAGATAATCAATAAAGATAATATCAGGAATAAAATTCCTTTTAAGATTGAGTTCATTTAATAATGTCCTGAAATGAATAGCAGATGCTGAAGCGGTCGGATATTCTTTAATGATAAGTTTGCCTGTAGTCATATCTCTGACTTTGGATACTTTCTTATCATAGATGTCTTTAGGTAATTCTTTCAAATCATCTAGTGTTACGTTGAGAAGATTAGCATCAATTCGTTCAGCAATCTTTTCTTCCGCCATTTCTAAAGTGATATAAAGAACATTCTTACCTTGAACCATGCAAGAAGCAGCAACATGGCACATAAACAAGCTCTTACCGACTCCTGTTCCAGCCAAAGCAATATTGAGTGTCTTTGACGGTAGACCGCCATTCGTAATTTTGTTAAAGTATTCCAAATCAAATGGAATTCTTTCTTCTTTTCTATGATAGAATTCAAATCGTTCATCGGAGTTCTCCAAATAATCATGACCAACATTTCTGTCGAAAGATACTGATAGTGCATCAGCAAGAATTTGAGGTATTGCGCCTTTATCGTGAGTTTTATCTTTGCCGTCAAGAATAGTAATTGAATTTAGAACGGCATTATAGACGGCTTTCTCTTGACAAAACTTTTCAGTCTTATCAATTAGCCATTGTATCTCCGTTTTATCTTGGCTATCTTTGCGAATCTCGCTGAGAAGATTTTCAGATTTCTCAACTTCTTCAGCTGTGAGTGCTGATTTCTCCTTAACAGCGATTGAAAGCGCCTCGATAGTCGGTGCGGCATTATACGAGGTAGTAAATTTTTCCGTTTCTTCAAAAAGAATCTTTTCTGATTTGTCAGCAAAATATTCCGCCTTTAGAAATGGTAATACTTTTCGTAAGTAGTCTTCATTGTAAATCAGATTCTTTAATATCGTTTGTTCCAGTTTCATCAGTTATATCCTGCTCAATGTTTGATGACATGATTTCAACAAGCAAATCACCAATATAGTTTTTAAATGTTTCATCTTTTTCTAACTTCCTAGGTTTATCTACCTTGGATTCTAACACATCGTAGCCAAAAAGTAAATACATTTGCTCATTCTTTTCCTCAAATTTAACCTTACCATATTTGAATAAGGTATCTTTATAAGGACCGTCTAGAAACTTTATATGTACCGACTTTTCATCTTCTTTTGGGTAGATGAAGCAGTAATCAACGCCTTCAATCATCATCTGCTCCGTTAGTTGTTTTAATTTCAGCAAAAAGATTTTCATGACCACCTTGCATAATTTCTGCTGATGCCACTCTATATTTGTTTTCAACAAATTCACGGAACTTCTTATTTGTTAAAATTGGCATCCAAAATTCTTTAGTGTCAGTTTCTTTTATACGGTATTTCTTCTCTTCCACAACACCGGTTTCCGTATCAACCTGCGAATACCAACCATTTGAAGGTTTAACAACGAAGTTGCCTTCAAGCGCAAGGTCAAGTAAACCTGACCAACGGCTAACGCCACCTTCAAACGAAACGGTAACAGGTATCTTACTTTTTTCTTTAACATATCTTGATTTCTCCACATTAATAATAAAGTTATAACCAATCACTTCCGTGCCTTCTTTTTCTTGCTGACGACCTAGAATAAAGATATTATCAGCAGAATAATATGAACCTGTTCCACCACCAACGATATCTTTAGGGAACATACCAATTTCTTTATATGTGTGATTGACAACAATCATTGGAATATTTTTAAGATTTAAATGTGGTGTAACCATTCTGAATAATGATTTAACTTGTTTTGCTCTTGACATATCAGCAACAGATTTTTGTTCTAGTGCATCTTCAACTTCTTTCTTTGAAGCAAGATTACCAATAGAATCAATAACAATAATTAATCTATCATCTCTTTCAAGATTAGATAATTGTTGCATAATGTCAAATTTTAATTCCTCAATATCTGTAAGAGGAGTATGAAGCACACGATTTGGATCAATGCCGAAGGACTCGAAATAAGATTGTGGGGAACCGAACTCTGAATCATAGAATAATAAGGCAGCATCAGGATATTTGTCCAAGTAAGATTTAGCCATCAAAAGTGAAAATGCGGTCTTAAAGTGTTTTGATGGGCCTGCCCACATTGTAAGACCTGGTGTTAAACCGCCATCTAATTTACCAGATAGTGCCACATTGATAATCGGCACCGAAGTTGGTATCATATCTTTGTCTGTAAAAAATTTAGACTTTGATAAAATGGCGGCTTCTTTGATACTACTATTTTTCTTAATCTTGTCAAGAATACTCATAATCTACCTTTCAAATTTAATTATTATCTACATCCTACGAATTGTTGTGTTGTATAACTTCTTCCGTAAGCATCATATTGTATTACTGTATTATATATCGCTTGGTATGGATATGGACACGCTACAGATGGTGTAGATGGTGCTATAACTACCGGAGGTGCATAATATCTTGGTTGTGCTAATTCATAACCAATTACTCCACCAATTAATGCTGGTCCAACCCAACCCATACCGCCATTATGATAACCTCCATGATAACCACCATGATATCCGCCATAACCACCACGGAAACCACCGTGTTCATGTGCCATTGCTGTGCTTGACACTAATAATAAACCAATCAACAACTTCTTCATTTTACTTCTCCTTTTTTTCCTTAAAAGCCAATTCAACTTTCTCATCATATGTTTGAATTGGAACTGATTGCTCTTCAAATCTTCCGTGGCCATTATGAACCATTCTTGTTTCGTATAATGGCGGAATAGTTTCACCTGAAGCACCATCTATTACAATAGACGGCTCAGGTGTATCTATTTTTGCTACATTCTTTTTTTCAACTTCAATTGTATCGTTTTGTTTCTCTACTTCCGGTTCTTTTACTTGTTCTTTAGGTTCATCATGCCATGGGTCTTCACTTACCGGTTGCCAAACTTGTTTCCAACCTTCTGGCTTTTCTTCTTCTTTCTTTGCCGCTATTCCCATATTAGCAGCTACCAATAATAACACAGCTAAGGGGTCAAATACAACCATTATTATCATGATTACCAAGCGGACAGCCTTATCTACACCATTTATATCATCTGTACCGTAAATTAATTCGGAAACATATTTGATTGGACCAATATCGGCAAGTTGTTTATTCTCTTGACTTAATAATGGCAATCTTTGTTTATTGATTGATGATAATTCTTTTTGTGTTTCTTGAATTTGTCTATCAAGTTTATTACTTGCTGTTGATGGGTCTTTAGCACGAGCAAGAAGATAGTCTAATCTATCATGTGTAATCTTTTCTTGTTGGTTTAATGTTCTTAATTCAACAGTATTTTCACCAGTTGAAATTGTAGAATCAATATGTGCTTTTGCTAAGAAACCAAAAATACCCATTGATGTGATTAGCATTAGAATTAAAACAGCAATAGTTAAATATGTTCTTAATAATACTGGTGCTGTTTTCCAATTACGATATAACCATGAAGCGGTTACTAATTTAGCAAATTCTAAAACTGAACCCATGAATACGATTGGCCAAAAAGCACCAACGAATATCTTTGCTAAACCTATGACTGAATAATAAGCTGCTATACTTGATAATAAGAATGCAGCTAAAAATGTGAAAAATATCATGAGAAGAAATCCTCCAAAGTGTTAATCTTTTCTGTTGTCCAACCCATACAATCAAGAATGATTTTAATTGGCTCTATGAATGCTTTTTCAAATTGCATATCATAATCAATATAATCATGTAAATTTAATTCTTTAGGTAATCTGCTAGGATAGGATATAACAGTATCCTTAAAGTGATTAGGCATTTTCAAATAAGCAAACTTTATCTTTTCGCCTTCTTGTATGAGATTGTATTTTTTTGTTAGTTTATTTTGTTTAATAAAGTTATTATATAAGATTGCTCCCTTTACATGAATCGGTGTTCCTGATTTATATAAAGTCACAGCATCAGAGTATTTATTTAAACCATTGATGCCACGAGGAAAAGAAATCTCTTCTGGTGGTAACTTTTTGAAATCTTCTTTAAACTTTTTAATAAACTCATGTATATCGTTTTCAGAGCCAATCATCATAAGTTTAATTGCTTCTGCCATCTTTGTTCTAATGGCAGATGGTGTTGATGACTTAATCATCTCAAGACCCATGACTTTCATCTTTGGTTCTTTATAAGCAACACCTTCGTTATTAAACACATTGAGAATGTATCGTTTCTTAGCAGTCCAAATACCTTTGTTAGCCAACGCTTCTCGTTTCATTTGCATCTTTTGGGAATATGCCTTGAGATAATCTGCTAGTTCGCCATAAGACTTATCAATGTATGGCTGAATCTTATCTTCACAGATTTTATCCATGAATTGAATAGTTTGTTCAATCGACTTATCTTTACAGAATTTATCAACGATAGGACCAAGTTTAAGATAAATTGAATCTGTATCTGAAGCAATAACATAATCTGTTTCAGTTTGTAATAACTTGTTCATATAGTCATTGAGTTTGTTTTCAATCCAACGAATTGCTAATTGACCAGATGTTGTTACTCCCAAAGCCATGCGTAAATCGTAGAATCTAAAATACTGACTACCAAGAGCACCGTAAGCACTATTAAGAGAAACTTTCTTAGCAAGTTGAAGATTATCGTATCTTGCAATTCGTTTTTCAATTTCATACTTTTTCGTGTCATCTGTTTCGTCTTCATAATCTTGTTTCGCCTTTAACATTAATTTTTTAAATTTCTTTCTATCTTCATACATTTCTTCCATCATCTTTGGTAAGAAACCCATCATATCAGTTCTAAAGAATTGACCATTTGGAGTAAGTGTTGCGTTTTGGAGTTTTGATGTATCAATCTTTTTATATAATAACTTATCAACATTAACACCTTGAGATAACACTTCTCTCATCTCATCTGTATAATCTTCTGGATCAATAAGTGTTTCAGGTGAGATATTGAATTGCATCATGAGGTGGGGGTAGAGTGAATTTAGGTCAAAGCTGGCGATATAATCATGCTTGCCTACTTGTGGGTCTTTTACATATGCGCCTTCAAATGCTGAATCTTTATCTTTAACAACTTTAGGTGGAACAATGATGTTCTTTTCAAGCAAATAAGAATATGTTAATGAATCCCACATTCTAGTTTGTGCAAAGATATCATCATAGTTTGATTTTGTATCATATGCCAAAGTTAAACCAAGTTCAATGAGTTTTAATTTGTCTTCCAATGAAACAATAAGTTCTACGTCTTTGATATTATATTCAATAAACTTTTGATGGTTCATTTTGTATAAATCATGTAGAGAATCATATTCATCATATGATATCTTTTCTTCACCAAGTTCAACTGATGCAATAGAATTAAGTTTATAGGATTCTTGTGACTTGCCACCAGGAGCATACCATCTGTATAGTTCAATGTAGTCTAAAGAAGAAACACCAAGAATATCATAGGCAATCATCTGACGATTGTTCACAACAGTTTTTCTTTCACCAATATAATTCCATGGAGAAAGTTTCTTTGCCTCATCTTCACCAAGTATTCTTCTAAATCGATTGATGATGTATGGTATATCAAAGAATTTTGTATTCCATCCAGTTACGATATCTGGACATTTTCTTGTCCATAGTTCCATAAATCTTTTACACAATGTATATTCATCACGGCATTTAACATAGATTTCTTTACCTTGAGTTTCATATGCACCAAGACCAAAGACATACATTTCGCCATTGAGATACTTAACAGCAATAGCAATAATAGGTTCATTTGCTTCGTATGGGTCTGGGAAACCATTTTCAGAACCAACTTCAATATCGATTACTGCAATTGATATCTTATCTTGGTCCCATTCAACCATACCTTTGTGTTGGTCGGCAATAAACGCATACTCATATTTTGTATTACCATATATTTTAGGACCATTTGACACACCATCGAATTGTTTGATATAATCTCTAGCGTCTTTCATGGTACCAAATACTTTTTGGTCGAGGTAATCACCTTCAAGTGTTGTGAAGTTTGTTATACGTTTGGATGGAACAAAAAGAGATGGAGAATATTCAATTCTCTGTTTTACTCTTTTGCCATCCATAACACCTCGATAGAGAATGTTATTGCCAAAACTTTGAACATTAGTGTAAAAGTTACTCATTATCCTGTGATGATTTTCTTTTGTGGTGGAACAACTAAACCTGCCCCAAATATTTGTTTATAGTTTGTGATAAAGTCTTCTGCTGGAACATAGTTATATACTACGTTTCTTTTACTTAAAATGACTGTGGCATCTTTCTTTTGTTCTGCATGGAGTGGAAAAGGCGAAAAACCTACGTTTGGTTTACCATCTTGTCCTCGAACAATTGAAATACCTACTGGATTTAAAACAACGAATTCTGTTTCAGACTGACTTTCTACTTCGCCTAAAACGTCTTCACCTGTGATTAATTTGAATGCAATTACTTCCATTTGACTCTCCTAGTTATATAAATACTTATCAAGGATTATACAATAATCATTCATGAATGTCAAGTTAATATGGATATATTTAAGTTAATTGCCGATTTGGGTTTTCCAATAGCCGCTGCTTGTGCTGGTGGTTATTTCATCTTTTTAACTGTAAAGTTTATCCTCGCAGGAGTTCTCTCAAGAGTCAAGGGCTTAAATGGTATAATTATAGCTTTGGACAATAGAGTTAAAACCATGAATCATGATATTATTAGAATTGATACTTTAATGTCTAACGCTTTAAAAGTTCGTCCTGATTTGGATCGTATTGCTAGAGCAGATGGCAAAAACGACGCTAGAAAGGATTAAAATGATTAAAGTAATGCCTTTTCCAAAACAAGCTCATTTATTTGCTGTATTAAGCAATTTAGCATATTCGGATCCATTCGATTCAAAACCCAAATTTGATGAGTTAGGTTTTAGAAGTGAGTTCTTTGATTGCAATGGAAGTCAAGCTTATTTATTGACTAATGATGAAGATGCAATCGTTGTTTGCCGAGGCACACAACCAACTGATTGGAGAGATTTAGCGGCAGATTTAGAAGCTAATCCTGTTCCAAGTTCAACAGGCAAAGGTTTAGTTCATTATGGTTTTAAACATAGTGTAGATAATATTTGGCCAACATTAGAACCAATGTTAAAAGAATTAGGTAAGAAAAGAACCATCTGGTGTACCGGTCATAGTTTAGGTGCAGCGATGGCAACTATTGTAGCTTATAAACTACAAAGAGATGAAAATTTACCAAGTGCTCAAGCATTATTTACTTATGGAAGTCCAAGAGTTGGAACACATGAGTATATTGAAGGCATTACAAACACAGGTGTATTACATTTTAGATTTGTAAACAATACAGATATGGTTCCTCGTGTTCCTGTTTGGCCTTATAAACATTTTGGTGGAATGTATTACATGAACCATTGGGGCAATTTGAGAAGTTTTAGTGGATGGCAATTGACTAAAGATGTATGGCGTGGCTTTATCAGAGGTGTTAAAAATAAAAAATTCAGTTTACTTGATAACCATGCTATAGGTCATTATGTTTTAAATCTATATGATTGGTCTCAAGGTGTTGAGCATCCACAGGATAAAATTTAATGGAAGAATTAGCAGATTTAATTAGTAAATATGGATTTCCTATTATCGCTGCTTGCGGTATGGGTTATCTTATTTTTTATGTTTGGAAGTGGGCAACAGAAGAAACAGAACCAGTATTAAATGAAACTGAAAAGATAGTGATTGCTTTGATTGACCGTATTAGAATGCTAGATAATGATTTGATTAGATTAAATCAAAAACTTAATGTAGTATTAATGATGCGAGAAATTAAAGATGAAGAAAACAATAAGAATTCTCATACTGACGATACTGTCAAGTAGCGCATATGCAGAACAGACGTTTCAATTTAAATCTCCTTCTTTTTCAGGTATAGGATACTCTTCTCACGTTCAAACAATAGAGAATACTGAATACACTCGTAAACAAGCAATTTATGCGGCCAAAAAACAAGCTGCAATTGATGCTGCTACAGCTGCAGGTAATACTATATTAGCCAAGTTCTTGACTAACTTTGAGAGCAGAGTCTATGCTCAACTATCTACACAATTAATTAATAATCTGTTTGGTGAAAATCCACAAAATAGTGGAACTGTTACCATTGAAGGCAATACTATTACATACACTAAAACAGCTGACATGATTAACATGACTGTTAAGGATCAAAATGGTAATGTAACACAAGTTAGTATTCCTATTGGAACTTTAAGTTTCTAATATGAAAAAAATATTAATAGCACTTATGTGTATAACAATAATTGGCTGCACACCGCCAATGAATGTTATTAAAAAAGAACCAGAAATTATGCCAATGAAATGGGCTAGAGCTCCATTACCTGAACCTGCTAAAGGTAAAGTAGTTGTAGCTGTTTATAGTTTTGCTGATAAAACTGGTCAAAGAAAAGATTCTGCTACAATTGCTAAATTATCATCAGCTGTAACACAAGGCGGTGAAACAGTATTATTAAAATCATTAGAAGATGCTGGTGATGGAAAATGGTTTAGAATAGTAGAACGAGTTGGTATAGACAACTTATTAAAAGAAAGACAACTAATTCGTTCAGCAAGAGATGAAGCAAGAGATCCTTCTGGAATCAGACCTATGTTGTATGCAGGTATGATTATTGAAGGCGGAATTATAAGTTATGATACAAATATAAGAACAGGTGGTATTGGTGTTCGTTGGTTAGGAATTGGACCAGACACACAATATCAAGAAGATGTGGTGACTGTAAGTATTAGAGCAATTAGCACACAAACAGGTGAAGTGCTATTAACAGTAAACGCTCAAAAAACCATATTGAGTTATACAGCAGGTGTAGCTATATTTAAGTTTTTTGATAATGGAACACAAAATTTTGAACAAGAGATAGGAATATCTCAAACAGAGGCTTCTATACACGCCATAAAAGCAGCTACAGACCTGGCGGTAGAGCAATTGATTATTCAAGGTGAAAAAAAAGGTATGTGGCAATTTAAGGAGAAAAAGAATGAAAAGTAAGCTTATCACTTTTGTGATGGGTTTGTTATTAGCATTTAGTGCTTTGGCAGTCGATAGTGGAGGTAATAGTGTTTATATTGACCAAACTAACGCTGATAATTCTACAGTATCAATTACACAAACAGGTTCTAACAACACGGTAGGAGATCCTACTAATGTTGGTAGTCCATCATTTGTGATTGATGGTAACAGTATTAATTTAGGTATCACACAAAACGGTATGAACAACTCTATCACAGGTAATTTTGTTGGTGGTGGTTCTACAGGAGTAATATCTCAAGATGGTAATAGTAACGGTGTTGTATTGAATTATGGAAACTTTGGTACCGACAATGGTAATTTAAATTTATCATTTTCAGGTAGCAATAATAATTCTATATTAGATATTGGTACATTGAGAGATTCAGGAAGTTATAACTATAGTATTACTGCTGTAGGAAATAATAACTCTATCACAAGTAAAATAAACAGTAAAAATGTTACAGATACTATATCGATTGCAGGCAATAGTAACTCTATTAACACAAGTCAAACAGGTGCTAATGGTACAGGTGCAGGCAAAGGTAATAGTATTAGTATCAACAATATTGGTAATTCAAATAATATAAGTGTGACTCAAGATGGTACGACCAACCCAAATAGTGCGATTGTTAATCTTACTGGTAACAACGCTTCTGTTTCTGTTATCCAACACTAGTTGGGCGGTAATTGGTTCTATAACTGAACAAAAAGGTCCAGCCTCTATTACTAGAAATAAAGATGTAATAGAGGCTAAACCTAAATCAAATATAGATAGTAATGATATTGTTCAAACAGGCAATGGAATAGTAGGCATTACATTTGAAGATAAAACTCAAGTAAAAGTCACAGAACATTCAAAACTTCTTATAGACGAATTTGTCTATGACCCCAATAAAAAAGGTGCAGGTAAATTAGCTCTCAATGTAACAATGGGAACTGTTCGTTATGCATCTGGTAATATCGCACACGAAAATAATAAAAATGTAGCAATCAATACTCCGACCGCTTCAGTTGCTGTTCGTGGTACAGCATTCACAATGACTGTAGATGAGATAGGACAATCTCTTATTATTCTGTTACCAAATCCAGATGGTTCAGTTGGTTCAATTGAAGTTAGCACAGCCATGGGTAAAGTAGTTTTAAACCAAGCGTTTCAAGCTACAGTAACAAAATCATCCGAAATTAAACCATTAAAACCTGTTTTGTTAGCATTATCTGAATCATCTATTGATAATATGCTTATTGTTAAACCACCAAAACAAATCATTGAAAGAATACAAGCTGAAATAATCAATAAATCAGGTTCTGCTTTAGAATTTACGGGATTAGAACAAAACGCTTTAGATGCAAAAGTTTTTAAAGACCCTTATGCTGGGTTTAATGAATTAGATGTAAATCCGTTAGACACAAATTATTTAACAAATGCTCTTGATAATATGATATTAGCAACTTTTGTGGTAGGTTATAACTCTTTAAATCAAGTGTATATTTTTGATAAAAATACTTATTGGATGATACAAAGAACGGTTAAAGATAGTGCTACAGTATTAATAGATAAAGACAAAGGATATAATATAAATATCATACAAAATGGTGTTACAGTAAATTTGAAAAATCAAGACCAAACAACCAATAGTATAACTATTAAACAACAGAGCAACTAAATAAATCATGAAAAAAATTATATCACTTATTGCATTACTTACATTAACCGCTTGTTCAACTATTACATCAATAATGCCACTTAAACATGACCCTGTTATGTTTGACCAATTGGTAGATATTAAAATCGTAGTAGACAATTTAGATTGTGCCAATAAATCAACTTGGCCAGACCTCTCTTCAAAAATACAACATATCAAAGTTTATTCAGCGCTTAGAAATGACCCACAATCACCAAGCTTTGATAAGTTAAAAGAAGAACTGACAAAAGCAAAAGATTCAAAGAGTATGTTATTTTGCCAATCAGCATTAACAATTGCACAATCTAGAGTAGAAGTTATTTCAGAATCATGGAGACAAAGATGAAAATATTAGAAGAATTAAGAGAAAAATCAGGACATCCAGGTGTTCTTGGTAAATTATCTGCTGAGTTGGTAAAAATTACCGAGCAACATCAAGCAGGTGATTTATCTGACGAAGAGTATTCATTTCTTGTTAAAGAAATCGTAGATGTAAAAAATCAACAAGCTTTAGCAGATGATGAAACTGCCTATAGATGGTTGGTTACAGCAACACAAACTTTATTATCACTTGTTTAAGAAATATCTATTATCACCATGGACAGCATTACTAACCTTAGCGTTAGTGATTGCTGTTTCCAATTCTAACTTTATCGAATCAATCCGATTACGATATTTTGACACTCTCATTTCAGGCAAAACTCAAACCGTTAATAATATCTATACGGTTAATATTGATGAAAACACTTTAGACCGTTATGGTCAATGGCCATTTAAACGTGACCAATATGCCAATTTAATTGCTCAGTTGTATGCTCATAATGCCGGTTTAGTTGTATGGAATATAATGATGCCTGAAGCCGACCGATTAGGTGGTGACAAAGCATTAGAAGATACAATCAAAGACCATCCTGTAATTTTAGTAAACTCTCCTTCACAATCAAATAAAAATACAGCAAAGAAACCTGGTTCTGTTATTATTGGTTCAGAAAACATCAATACTATTTTAAATTATCCAGGTATTATTGCTAACATTCCGTCATTAGAATCTTCGGCTGCTGGAGTTGGAATAACAAACACATTACCTGAAATAGACGGTGTTAATCGTAGAATACCTTTGTTCGTTGGATATAATGGTAATATTTACCCAAGTGTATCTTTAGAAGTGTTAAGGGTTATGTCTGGTGACTCAACATTTCAAGTCAAACTTAATGAGAACGGAGTTGAGAAGATGCGAATACCAAGTTTTAGACCAATTGCAACAGACTCACTTGGTCGTATATGGGTTGATTGGTCACAAAAATCAAATTCTGTTTCAGCAGTAAATCTACCAAAAAACTTTAACAAAGGAATAGTTATTGTTGGAGTAACTGCTTCAGGATTAGGCAATCCTTTACCTACAAGTATAGGTTCAGTATGGCCTCAAGATGTGCAGGCTGCTGTAATCGGCACCTTAGCTAATAATGTCAATATAGAACGACCTGATTGGGCTACTGGTGCCGAACTTTTATTCACAATTATGATGTCTATATTATTAATTTTATTATCGAGGTGGAAATATGCTATTATCTTTATTGTTACTATTATTGTTTCTTTATATTATGGTTCTCATTATACCTTTAATCATTACAATTATTTGGTGGACTGTATCTTTCCTATTCTTACTCTTTGTCTTGTTTATGCTCATGCGTATACTGTTAAATTTATAAGTGAGTTAAATCAAAAATTACAAATCAAAAAACAATTTGGAACGTACCTATCACCAGCACTTGTTGAAAAATTACAAAAGAATCCAGAATTATTAAAACTCGGTGGTGAAACAAAAGATTTAACTATTATGTTTACTGATGTTCGTGGATTCACCACAATATCAGAACACTATGGTAAAGACGTTCAAGGTTTAACTTCTATCATGAACCGATATATGACTGCTATGACACAAAAGATTTTAGATAATAATGGAACGCTAGATAAGTATATTGGTGATGCTCAGATGGCTTTTTGGAATGCACCTCTTGATGATAAAGACCATGCCATCAATGCCGTAAAAACAGCTTTAGAAATGTTAGGAGATTTAGATGAATTTAATAAAGAAATTGAAAAAGAAGGCATACCGCCGTTCGGAATGGGGATTGGGCTCAATACTGGTAGTGTTGTTGTTGGTAATATGGGTAGCCGCTATCGTTTTGATTACACTTGCCTCGGAGATGCAGTCAACCTATCAAGTAGACTTGAAGGACAATCTAAACCCTATGGCGTTAAGATTATTCTTGGTCCATTAACTGCTGAATTAGTTAAAGATAATTATAGCGTTGTTGAATTAGACAACATAGCAGTTAAAGGTAAAACAGAAGGTGTCAAAATTTATACAGTAGGCAAAACTATTGCTTACATGCACAATGAATATCTAAAAGAATATTATCGTGGTAATTGGGATAAAGCAATTGATTGGGCTAGAAAAATGTTAAACAATGATGATGTTACCATAAAAGAATACTATTCTAAAATGATAGAAAGAATGGAAGAAGGATTACCTGCAAATTGGGACGGCACTTATCGTGCCACCTCAAAATAATTATTCTGTTGTAGGAATAAATCTTTCTGTTTCAAATGTTGATGAATCATCAGGCACTGCTGGATTGTGCCATTTAATTGTGATTTGTTTTCCGTCTTTTGATGGATTCCAACAACCTTGAAGAACCTGTCCGTCAGACCTCTGAGCAGCCGCTCTCTTACCATCTAATTCTTTAAATAAACAAGTATCTTTTGATAAAACAATCCTAACATGAGGATTATAATACATCACCAAATATTCTTCTGACATTGCTACTGTTGATAATATTAAAAGTAAAACAATCAAAAGGTATTTCATGATGATGTCCTTTTTGGAAATAAAAAAACGAGAGTTTTTAGGCTCTCGTTTTATTTAGTAAACTGAATCGTTAATTACTTGTTCATTACATACATAGTAACTTCGAAGCCAAAACGCATTTCAGTTGCAGCTGGTGATGTCCACATGGTATATCTCCTTTAAAGGTTATGTTAGAATTTCTACTCTAACACCATTATTATATAAGGAATGTAACGAAAAGTAAAGGATTTATTACTTAAATGTTACTAGTGATTTTCATTAATTGATACTTGATTTTTCTTTACTTTAAAACCTTGTTTCTTTACTGCCAAAATATTTCTTCGTTCCAATTCTCTTTGAAATTTTGCTTTGATTTTTTTGACTTGAGTTTTTTCTATTAAGTCTGTTAATTGTTTTAGATTTAGTGGACCTAATCTAGGTTTGCCCGTTTTATGTTTCATTGGGTCTGCTTTACGTTTGCCCGGATGGACTCTCGCTGCTGTTGCCATTTTCTATCTCCTCATAATGTGAACCGTCATTACCGTTTTGGCCTATAATATCCATACGACTTTCTTTTTTCTTTTTACCCCAAATCAAATCCCAATTATCAGTATATTCTTTTGAATTTACTTTAGTTGAGATTGAATCGCCGGTGATATCGTTTTTAGCTGCCATCGAATTTGGAGCGGTGTCTTTGACTTGCACAAAGCAACATAACGGGAAGAAATGCTTGTTCTACAACCCACCGCATAATCATTTAATCTTTCAGTTTTATTATTATCTCATAACTCACACATAATGTCAAGCATAAGTTATTTGTTTACCAAATTTTTCCAACCTAATGGTTTATCTGTGATTGGAGCAGATGGATCATTCACTTTATCGAATATATTCCATAACTGTTCTTTTACTACAAATTTGGCAAGCAAACCTATTTCTTTTCCATGTGCTTCTATTTCCCATGGATGACTATAATAGTCTAGTTTATCTGGATCAATCTTTTTACCACACCATCTAGTTATGTCTTTTTCTACATCAGTTAATAGCCCTGTAGCATACTGATGAACATGAACCATTTCATGTGCTAATGTAGACAATATGTCTTTAGCACTAATACCAGGATGAACCTCTATAAGAAACTCTCTAGGTTTACCTAAAGTATTGTATCCTTCAATGGATGCATATCCAAACGCATCTATTTTAGAGTCAAACTTAATATCAACATAGATGTTGTTATATAGTCTTTTATTTTTAATAAGCTCTTGTCCATAGAATTCCACAGCCCTTTTAACATATGGTCTGAAATTCTTACTGTCTGGACATTTGGATATTCTGATTTGCATTTAGATTTCCAACTAATAGCATAATCTTTAGGTATCCCACACAGCATTATTTAGGTCTACGCTGTTCTGTAAAGATATCTAGAGGTTATTCTCAATGGTTTAAAAGAATCGTTTAGGAACTGAACCACGACATCTCCATCGAATTCCTTACATGAAAACACATCTAAATACAAGTCACCATTAATATCACAGAAATGAGCAGTAATATTAGAGGTATGAATTAGTTGTAATACTGTCCAACCTGCTAAATCAGTATTATCAGCAAAATGAACCACTTGGGGTTCTCCATAAGGTTTCATATCTATTCGTTTAACTAATTCTTTAGTAAAATCACGAATATAATCTGGATTAGTTGCTTTTTCAATATCACAACCTCTTACATCCAAAATTAAGTGATAACCCCAAGAGTCCATTTTTTACCTTCTTTCTTTTAGTTAATTGGCTACCCTGCACAGATTTGAACTGCGACCGAGAGATTTGGAGGCTCTTATGCTACCGTTACACTACAGGGTAAAAACTTATTTAATAGTAATTGTTCTTGGTTTTTTAGAATCTGGTATTACGTTCTCTAAACCAATAGATAATATACCATTATTAAACTCTGCATCACCAACAACAACTGTATCTGATAATGTAAAGTTTAGTGTAAAGTTTCTATTAGCAATTCCCTTGTGTAAGTAGGTTGAAGTGTCTTCATTGATAGTTTCACCTATTACGGTAAGTTTGTCACCTTCTACACGGATTTCGACTTCATCTTTATTGAAGCCTGCAATCGCAACATCTATACTATAGTTTGTTTCGTCAATTTTTTTGATATTGTAGGGTGGGTATGAAGTAGTCTTTAAATCCACCATTTCATCAAGTGTTGAAAATAAATGGTCAAATCCTACTGTTTGAGGCAATAAATGCCGATAGCCTTGTAAAGCTGTCATGTTAAAATCTCCTATTAAGCGAGTTAAAAAAATGTAAGACCCCGAAGGCACCTTACACTTATATTTATATCACACCTCAATTACAATGTCAATAGCTTTGTGCTTTTTTACCAATGTTATATTTTGGTACTAAATTCCACTCATCTCTTTCTTTATGTGAGATGATTTTTACTTGAGATAAAAAGATTGGTTCTGGTGTTTCAATAGATTTTTTATCTACAATTTTTACTAATTCCCAATCTTGTAATAGTTTAGCAATAGCATTTCTACGAGATAAATCATTCTCTGTGATATCTGTAGGTTTACCGTCTAATGCAAATAATTCTTTAAAGTGAACAATATAGTATCTGCCTTGTTTATGTAATATATGGCACGATTGATACAATGTTCTATCTTTCTTTGAAGCAACACCAATGCGAGTTAAGGTTTCACGAACCTTTAAGAAGTCGTCTTTTTCTGCTAGTGTAACTTCAACTAAACTTGTAATTGAAATCATTATTTGTTTATCCCGCCTTTATCGGTTTTTATTTTTATTTCAGCGATTTGTTCGTCAGTCAAAATTCTTAATGCTTCTTTGGCCTTCTCATTGGAGTAACCAAAATATCGCCTGATTGAATCTATGTCTTTTATGACCTCTGATTTCTGCCACGGTTGAAATTTCCGTTTCATAGGTCTTATATTATTTAGATAATATTGGTATTGCATATCATTATCTAAGCTAGGATTCTTATTTATCTCATTAGCGTGGAGAACACAATCCATGTGATAGGACAACGCTCGGTTGACAATAAAAGCATCGTATTTTTTTACATCCACATCATCATGTAAGACTGACTTTTTTGTCTGTAATATTGACGGAATAACTTCTTTAAATAAGTCTGCCATTATTTAAATTCACAATCTACCATAATTTCTGTTAAACAAGCAATAGTATTGATTTCTTGGTCAGCAACAAAAGCAGATTGATATTGATACCTAGCAAGAATGATTACCAACTGTGCAATACCATTTGGTTTTAGTGATTCAAATAATGCATCATATAACTTACGGAACAGTTTAGCTGGGTCATTGTCTAGATTGTTTGTAACCCATTTACGACAAGCAGAAAAGTCTTTATCTTTAAGTGATTTGACTAGGGCTTCAATTTGAATATCAGATACGTTTGATAGAATGCCTTTATCAATAGTGCCTGTTACAGAATATCTTTGAAGTTCATTTAATATTCTACGATTGTCTGGAAAGTGTTTTGTGATAATTGAAGCAACAACTTCTTTATCATATGTGATATTTTCTTGTTCGAGAATCCATTCAACTCTCTTAAAGAAAGATGCTGCCATTTTAGCTTTAGAGCCGTTGATTTTGAAATCGATAACTGAACATCTTGAATGAATAGCATCAATAATTCTGTTTTTGAAATTACAAGTAAAGATGAATGAGCAATTGATAGATACTGCCTCCATCATGCCTCTTAATGCCTTTTGTGCATCTGGTGTAATATTATCTGCTTCGTCTAGGATGATAACTTTTCTACCACCAGATAGACTGATTGAAGTAGCATAGTTCTTGACTGTGGTTTGCATCGTTGCGATACCTCTGTCATCTGAACCATTGATAACTAGATAATCACAACCAACTTCTTCACACAATGCTTTAGCAATAGTAGTTTTGCCTACGCCTGCTGAACCAGATAGTAATAGATTTGGTATTTCTTTACGATTTACAAACTCTTGGAATGTAGTTTTGATTGTATCAGGTAAAATACAATCTTCTACTTTTTTAGGACGATACTTCTCTACCCATAATAATTCTTGCATTCAAAACTCCCATAATAAAATTAAATCTCAAAAATACAATTAATGACAATACGAGTATCATTAACTTTAGGACAACTAGCAGAATGTATCTGATTAGAATCAAATATAACTGCTCGACCTTTTACAGGCAAAATCTTTTGTTGAACGGTTAATTCACCAACAGACTCTCCAGTAAAGTATTCATTATATAGTGTAGTATCACCATCTGAATTATTTACATAATATAATAGTGAATATTTACCAATAGCATCAACAACGCCATCTTTTAAATTCATTCCATCAACATGAGGTGGTTGTATCCATGGACCAACTTGATTACTTACCAACAAATTAGATTTGATTCTTTTTGTATATTTGACTCTTGCTTTCATTGTATTTTCAAATTCAGCAACTAATACGCCAATATATTTTAAAAAATCACTTTTTAATTCATTCTCTTTGACGAAAGTGTGTCTAAACTGGATATGGTCTTTAGTTGGAATATTTACATGAAAATACTTATCAGCTGGCTCGTCACCGTAACCAGCTGAATCGTCATTTAATGTCCAGCCAAATTCTGAACCAGTTAATAGATAAAGAATAGAATCCTGATATACTTCAGGAATAAAATTGTCTATTATAATTGGTTGCATTATTTAACTTCTGAAATGCCTTCAAATAATGCTTCAAACTCTTTTGACTCTGCAACTTCGGTTTGAAAGGATTGTTTATACTGCACTTTAGCCATTTTCTTAATAATCTTTTTAGGAACTTTTAAGAGGTCATGTGTAGAATCCACAATATCTTTCATATCACCTTTAAGTGTGTCGGCCTTGTGCATGACAAGAACCATTTCATCAACAGCACCTTTAAGTGTCTTTAATTGCTCATCATTAAAGGTGCCAAATAGTGTTTGAATTGTAGCCATTATTTAATTTCTGCTTGAATAGCGCCAACAACATCAAGATATGGTTCAGCAACTGCAACATTACCGTTCAACATATTGATAAGTGTGCGTTCTTCTTTATCTTCAGGTTTTGCTGTAAATACTAATACAACATGCGCTGGGTTAATTGAGATTGGTTTGCCTGAATCGGCTTCTGTAAATGATAATAACATATTATGCTCCTAATTTAGATTCTTTAGCCTCAAATGCGATCCAATATTGAATATCATCTTTGGTGTTTTTAAAATGACCAATACCTTTGAAAGAAATTTGAACATCATAACTTCCTGGTATTAGTTTAATATTTTCGGTTTTAAATACAATGTTGTATTGTTTACCGTTACCTGTGCCGACTTCAATTGCGTTTGTGTGTGCTGAGTTGTCTGCGGCATCAAAAGTAATTACTTCGATTTTATCTCCGTCAGATTTAATTCCGATATGAGGTGATGATAAAACAGATGCTGTTTTTAAAGCCCAATCTAAATCTTCGGATGATAATGTGAATGAACAATCAACAGATGGAAGAGTTAATTCTTTTTCTGGTGGTGTTACAATCATTTCTTTAGCGGTCATACGATAACTTGTTTTACGTTTACCGCTTTTGAATACGATATTTGTTGAGTCAAAATCTAGTTCAGCTGAATCTTTAAATAAAGAATGGACTGATAAGAATTGATTCAAATCGTAAATACAAAAATCTTGTGGGAAATCGTCTTTAAGAATAGCTTGTGCTAACACAGTCTTACTTGCTGAAACTGTTGTTAGTTTAGTGCCTTTCTTAAACTGAATGCCTTGGTTGATTGAAGAGAAATTCTTCAATACGCTTAATGTTTCATTAGATAACTTCATATAATTCTTCTCCATGATATAGTAGTTTATTCATTATACTGCTTCCTAACTTACTTGTCAATACTTTGATTAGATTGACCTGTAATTCTGCCTTTGTGCCATTGTTACAAACTGTGGCATCGGTATGACTTCCTACCCATGCCCATTCTGATTCATGGACACCAAATTTTTTCATTAATTCTATTTTAAATTCCATGTCATTATCGTTGGCCATATCTTCATACCAAATAGGATTTTGTCCTCTTTTGAGTTCGATTACAATACCACCTTTTTCGTGTATCCAATCTATTTCATTTGGAAAACGAACATCAGTAATAACATAATCCGTAGCAAATTTAATCCTATTCTCTAATGACAACACCCAAAAATCTTTATGGAATGTATCACGACCTGCTTCAGTACCAACTTTTTGTAGTGCTTCACGAGGGGTAAAATCTCTGCTCATCTTATCAGACCAAAATTTATCTGGTGTTTCTCTAAACTGACGGGATTCATCAGTATCACCTTCTAAAAGATGCCTAGGCCATCCAAACATGACGGAGGCGACATCTTTAACGCCATTGGCGAAACTCTCTTGATGAAAGTTCATATCTTTTAGAATCTCACCGGCAGTCCCTTTACCTGACCCCATGAAGCCTACAAACCCGATAATCATTTACGTTTTTGGTATAATGATTGAATTTGTTGGATATTGGAGGTGTTAGCTTCAATTGGTCTGTATTCAATTTTAGATAACAAATCTCTAATTTTATCAATATTAGACATTACATTTCTCCAACAAAATTAGCAACAGCAGGCATATCACCGTGGAAGTGATAGGTACCAATGTGTGCAGTTCTCATCCATGGACATAAGTAGATTTGTCCACCCATTTTACGCCACATTTGACAGAACATATAGTCTTCTGAAAGGTATCTGTCAGAGCCGCCACCTGTGATACTATCTTTTGTATCGATAACGGTATCAAAGAAAGCGTGAATGTATCTTGAACCGTCAAAGTGTGCTTGACCAACATGGTCTGGTTTATATCTAATTTCTGGATATTGTTTTTCCATTTTAGCAAACACTTCTCGTTTTACCATCATGAAACCTGTACCAATTTCTAATACATCTAATGGTTCTGATACATTAAATTGAGCCGTGCCTTTAACTGGATTGAATACGAAATCACCAACAACTTTTTCTAAATCTTGTGGGTTCATAGTTGGATTCTTTTTAAGTGCTGTAGCTGCTGAACGCCACTTAATTGCCTTTTTAGGATAAGGACCACCAATAACATCTTTATCTAATGCTAACATAGCAATAACATCTTGTGGATTGAAATTGATGTCAGAGTCGATGAATAGTAAATGAGTAGCATCTGAACGATGGATAAACTCATCAACAAGATAATTTCTTGCTCGTGTAATTAATGATTCATTGAATAGGAATGAGAATTTACTTTGAATGCCATATTGCATACAAATAGCTTGTAAATCTAAACATGACTTCATGTATAAACCATGGTTCATGCCACCATACATTGGTGTTGCTACAAATAATCTTTTTGTCTGTAACTGTTCTTTTTTAATTGAAATTTCCATATGCTCTCCGTAATAATAAAAAAAAGGAGTTAGTCATTGCGGCTAACTCCTCTTTGAATCTGCTTATTGATTAAGCAGTGAAAGAATAGCCAGCACGTAAAGCAGCTTGAACAAGTGCTTTAGATGGAGTGCCTAAGCGATAGTATTTTACTTTGTTACCATTAGCATCTAACTTTGTGTTAGTGTAGATAACATTACCTTCTTGACGTAATTCGTCAATACGAGCAGACACATTTTTGATACCAAAACGGCGTTGTGCTTGCTTAACTGTGAATGTGTTGTAGCCAGATTCTTGTTTTAAGGCTGCTAACATTTTTTCTTTTGCTGATAACTTCATATATAACTCCTTCATAATTTAATAAAAAACCTCGTATCACAACGAGAAATAACATCATATCATATATGTATGACATAAGTCAATACATTTTGTGGCATATTTAAATTACTACCGCTTTTCCATTAATATCAACAACACCACTTTCTTTTGGTTTGCCGTTATTGAATGGATCAGGTGTAATATCTTGTGCTAAAAATCCAATAAATTTTATTGGATGGCTAGCAATAATATCTTCTAATTTTACTTTTAAACCTAGTTTTTGCATACGGAAAACTTCTGCTTCACAATCAAGTCGGATAAAATTATCAAAAGCTTGTTTGTATTGTTTTCTTTGTTTGTATAATTTAGGAGCAGGTTCTGGTTTAGAGATCCAAGCAAAATATTCAATTTGTTGTCCATTATAATCTTTATATAAATTTTTAGATTCATATAATGTTGTTTTTGGAGTTTTTTGACTTGTGATATAACCCAATCTATTTGTTTTACCATATCTTGCTTCTCCTTGAAATGGGAGATTATTTTTTTCAGCAAATGTTTTGGTTGAATTTGAACCTGTACCGGCATGATAACATAACAAAGTATCAGAAAAAGATACTTGCCTTCTAACTCTCTCAAAAATTGTTTTTTGGTTATTTGGAGTTTTATCTGCTGCTAATACTGATATAAGTTCTTTTACATCATTATCATCATTAGGTATTTCTTTACTAGATATAGATTCAACAACTTGCTTAACAATATCATCCAGTGTATTTGGTATAACTGGCGTTAAATGATGATTAGTTGTTACTCTATGAATTCTTTCATCTTTTGGAGAATCAAATTCTAATACATCATATATCATTGTATCCCATTTAGCTTGTTCTGCAGCTGCATCTCTATGGTAACCAGATAATCCAATAAATCTATTTTTATTATTTGGATCAACTTTTACTGTAGGTGGCGAACAAGTATTAATAAATCCATTAACAAGAAATGAATCTCTTAATTCTGGAATTCTTTCTACTACCACTTTAAGTAATCTTGGATTTTTATCTTTTGGATAAGTAACATCCACGCCTCTTTTTAAAACTACTCTTTTAATGTGGCTAACTCCTTTTGGATATTTTGGAGGACACATTTCTAAAGATTTTTGCACATCAAATAGTGCTTTCATATAATTCTCCTTAATTAAATTAGAACATCTAAAATAATACTACCAGATACTAATTCTACTGAATTAATATCCTTACTACTATCTACCAACTTGAACAAGATATTTTTCTTTTGTTTCTTCCCAAGTGAGGTAAATTAAGTCATCATAGAATAAGGATTCTTTAGATACCTTATCTTTCTTCTTGAGCATTGATATTCTACCTTTAGCATATTTGGTTTTCCAAATATCAGTAAGTGCTTTAGTAGAAGTATCAAATGATTTAACCAACTGGTCGTCAGTAATTTCTTTTCTTAAATATTCGTTTGTATTGTTATAGAGTGGTGCAAAGTAAATACCACGTTGATGCTCTGTTCTAATAAGTTGCTTAGGTATACCAAGTTTTGGATAAGCAAAGTTTAATGAACGGTTCTTATGGTCACGCTTAAGTGGAAGACCTTGAGTATTTTTGGCATCCCACCATTCAAAGTATTTGCGTGGATAATTCTCTTTAATCCAATCATATATCATCTTTGAGGTTGTGCGTTTAGGTTCAAAGGCAACAGAACCAGATGAGAATCCCATAGCGTTCCAATGTTCTAGACCATCATATTGAGATAACCCACCAGCTTTTGCTTTACCATATAGTGATGTTGTGGTAACTGCCACAAGAGTATCACCATATCTTTCTTTCCAATCTTTCTGAATTCTATCATCTAAACATAATAAAGCAAGCAACTTACCACCCATGTAATTATAACCAAGCGGTTGTAATGGAACAATTGTTGAACCAATTGCTGTATGATTAATCATGCCTTGTTGTGTTTTAACATCTCTAGACCAACCAATTGCTTTATCTCTTGGTGTCAAATCAAGAAAGTCAGATGAGATACAAATCACACCAAGATATTTGCCAGTAGGTTCATCTTTTACTGTATAGAATAGATTTCTGCCAATATTTGAATTATTTTTCATTGTTGATGAGAATGTTCTAATAGCATTCCATCTTTCTGCCAAATCTCCATTAGATAATTCTAATATAGGTTGTAACTTTTCATAATCATCTGGATTATCTGGCATCCAAAAGTTTGTTTTAACATCTTTAATAATCTTTTCTTGTTCTGGATTAACCATTTGAAGTTCTTCACCAAATAGTGTAGACACCATTTGAGTTGGATATCTTTCTTTCACTTCACACCATTTTTGATAGAGAGTATATTCTTTAACATCCATTTGAGATGCATAAGTCAAATCAGAAATAAGTTTTTCTTTGAGCTCTGCTTCGTCAATATGTTCAATAGATGATGGAGGATTGGCCTCTTGCCATTCTGACCATTGTTTCTCTACAAATTCAATTGGTGTTGCCATTATTTTAATCCTATTTTCTTCAAAATTTTATTTCTTTTATCCATACCCATTTTCAAAGCTAGTGGTTTTGCTTTTGATGTGTATACAAGGCCGTTCATGTGATCCAATTCATGTTGGAAACAACGAGCAGATAATCCACTAAATTTGGCAGTTTTCTTTTCACCATTGAAATCTTGGTATTCAACCTCAATCGTTTCAGGTCTAGTGATTCGTAATGCCAAGAAAGGAAAAGATAAGCATCCTTCAATCATATGTGCTTCGCCTTCAAATTTGGTAATCTTTGGATTATAAAATGCCACATAATCATCATTAGCACCCATAACAAAAACTCTATGATTAAATCCACATTGATTGGCTGATAAACCAATACCGTGATTTGCCTTACAAGTTTCTACCAATGTAGAAGCGAATTTATTTGGATCAACAGGAGGTTTAGAGAAATCAAACTCTGGTAAAACCTGTTTAAGTAAGGGATGTGTTTCAGGAACCAATTGAAATGTTTCAACTGGTACCTTTGTTAAGGTTGGTTTTGCTAATTCTTCCGTATTAAATTTTATTTCATCACTCATTTTGCCACCTGACTAAAGTTATTAATTTTCTCAAATTTGATTATTGAACGGAACTTATCAAACAATTGGTCACCTTTGTGAGAGATGACAAATACATTCGTATCAGTTCGCATATCGTGTATTAGTTTTAAAAACTCTTCCGTACCTACACCGTCTAAAGAAGAATCAAACACTTCGTCTAATATTAATAGATTGGTATTTGTAGAATTCTTTAGTTTAGCAATTTGGCGCCATGTAAATAATAGTGCCAAATCAATTCTCATCTTTTCGCCTTCTGAAAAATTAGCATAACTAAATTCATCTCGGTGTCTAGATTTAATTGTTTCTTCAAAATTCTCATTGATATTAAAATTCACGAAGAAATCCATTGCAGCCAAATACTTATTAATCAATTTATTCATGATAGGTAAGTATTGGCGAATAATCTTTGTTTTGATACCTGTATCTTTTAATAATGATGAAGCAATTTCTAGATATTGTTTTTCAACAGATAATTCTTCCTGTTTTGCAATCAATTCAGCAAGAGCTTCTTTAAGTTCTTTTAATTTAGCATTCTCATCTTCAAGGTTATCTTTATGAGATGTTAGGTCTTGTATTTCTGTTTGTAATTTACTAATATATGTTTGAACAGCAGATATTGTAGAGTTGTGTTTAACAATCTCATTATTGTGTTCTTGAATATGTTTAATTATTCCTTGGATTTCAATAATTCTTCTATTAGCTGATTCAATTTGGGATGCGAGTCCTTGGAGTCCTGTTGTGATTTCACCAAGTTTTGTCCTTCGAGTATCAACTTGCTCTGTTCTAAAAGACTCCTCGATATTCTGTTTACAGGTTGGGCAGTTGTCGTTTTCTTCATAAAATGTTATATCCTTTTCAATTTTTTTAACATTAGATTCTAATTTAGCTTCAAGTTGTAGAAGTTTTCTAGATTTCGTTTCAATGCTAAGTTTATCATTAATCTTACTTTGTAATACATCAATGTGCTTTTGGACTAAAACACAGTCTTCAAGTAATTGTGCTATTTGTTGCTCTGATGTTTCTATTTCGTTTTTCTTTTTTTCTATTTCTGAATCATTGTGTTTCTTATGCTCTTCAATGGCCTCTTTCTGAAGTTTAATTTTTTCAGCAGTTAAGTCCATATCATATTTGTTTTTGGTATAACTATCTTTAATAATGGACATCTTATCTTTAACAACAGAATTCATTGTTGAGAATATTTGAATATCTAATAAGTCTTCAATGATTGCTCTTCTATCACCTGGTGATAATTGCATGAACGGAACAAATGAAGCAGAACCCAATATAACCACTTGTGTGAATGATTTATAATTGAGTTTAAGAATATGCTTTTCTAATTGCTCTTGATAGTCTACTGATTTAGCATCTTGGTCTACTAACTTGCCGTTAAGATAAACTTCAAATGTATTAGGTTTAATACCACGAATAACTTTATATTGTTTTTGGCCAATAGAAAATTCTACTTCAACAATGCCTTCTGCTTGATTGATAGAATTAAGTAAAGATGCTTTAGGTATTTTACGAAATGGTTTACCAAATAAACCAAAACATAGCGCATCAAGAATAGTGGATTTACCTGCACCATTTTTGCCTATGATTAGAGTATTAGGTGACCTTACTAAATTAATTTCAGTAAAGACGTTAGGTGTGGAAAGAATATTCTTCCATCGTAATTTTTGAAATATAATCATTCGTTCTCTATATTAAGTGCTTCAACGTAAAGGTTACGCATCACAGTTTTAAGTCTAATGTTATCAATATTTTCTTCTTTAATTCCATCCACAAACTTTTCAATAATTGACATTGTGTCTTCAGCCTGGTCCACCATATCATCTTCCACGCCTTCTGTCAAGTCTGTAAAATCTTCTGCCACGGTAACATCAGCAGGATTAACTGAATATAGATTTGCCATAAACTTGTCAAACAAGAATGGATTAGTTTTATTGATAACAACAACTTTAACATATGTGTTGGTATACTTACTTAAATCCATATTATTGATTTCTGTAATGGAGTTTTCTTTATCGTTATAAGGTAACTTGTGGAACATTGTATTTGGATTAGCAACAAATTCAAGTTCAAGTTTTTCTGTATCAAATAAATGGAAACCACGAGTGTCATCATAGTCACCCCATGTTAATTCGTATGGATTACCAAGATAGTAAATATTATCTTGATGATGCCTGTGATGATAATGACCAGAGAATACCATATCAAATCGTTTGAATATATTTCTATCTAAACCTTCTTGACTTGGAAAACCTCGTTGCATAGCAAACCCAGCAATCTCAAAATGTCCCATACAAACAATAGCATCAGATTCTTGAATATGTTGCATAGCTTGAGCATAATTATCTGGTGCTATCCATGGTATCATGCAGATTGCAGTTTCATCAAGATATATGTCAGTTGGTGTATCAAGAATTTCAATGTTGTTATATTCTGCTAATAATAAATCAACAGAATTAACATCATTGGTATTTTTGAAATAAGTATCATGATTACCTGCAATCATATGGATTTTGATATTCAATTCAACCAATTTATCAAAGAACATTTCTTTAGTTCGTTTGAGTGTATTGAAATTCACATACTTTCTTCTATCAAAAGTATCTCCAAGGATAAGGAGTGTTGTGATATTATTTTCAACTAATTTTGGAAAGAATGTATCACGATAAAACTTCTCGTAAAAATCTAGAAATTGTGTTGAATCGTTTCTAGCACCAAAATGTTGGTCTGTTATAATTGCTATTTTCATTATGATAAATCTTTAACTCTTTGTCGGAGTTCAGTTGTTGAGAAAGAATGCTTTCTATTATTATAAATGATTTTAATACCAGGTATCTTTTTACCGGTAAAATCTTTAAATTCATATTCACGACCGACTATCCTAACATCAATTTTGATGGAAAGCAAGATGTCCATCAAATCTTTTTCGGTAGAATATGGAATAATTTCATCAATATACTTACAAGCTTGTAGTTGGATAAATCGCTCAAATACCGATTGAACAGGCTTATTCTTTTCTGGCCTATCAAGTGTGGGGTCTGTTTGAAGTCCTACAATGAGATAATCACAATGTGTTTTTGCCTCTTTTAGCATCATGATATGACCTGCGTGGAACAAATCAAATGCGGAACAAGTGAATCCTATTTTCATATTCTGCCATAACCCTTTCTGTTAATCTCAAAACTCGTTGCTTATATTGAAATCCAAGTAGTCCTGATTTTTCGCCTTTATCGTATGGCGCATTTCTACCTTGACTTGTATATTGTTCAACTGTCAAATCAATAATCTTATCGTTTAAATCTACAACCCACCAATGATAAATGCCTTCATCATCTAAGCCACGATACATCTTTACAGCAGATGAACCAAAAACTTTATATAAACAACCAGCCACATTATGACAATGACCAAACATAGGATTAGATATGTTTCGTGCTTGCCATTTCTTTGGTATCAAATCAATCGTTAAATTCTTTTTGATTATCTCTGATATCTTGGCCAGATTTTCTTCGTTATACGGTATCTGGTTCAATGGGTTCTTCATCTAGAAATTTCTCAATACCTTTTGGTTTTTTTAATTCTTTTTTCTTTCGTTTAGTTTCTTCAAAGTTCTCAATGAATTCTGAAAGATTATCATACATTTCAAATTGCCTCATGGTACCATCTTCAAGTTCCATCATTTCAAATTCATCTAATATACCAAATTGTTCTGTTGCTTTATACTTAACATATTGCTGTTTCTTTTCTTTTTGGATTCTTCGTAGAAAAGCAAAGTAAATAATCTGTGTAAAATAAGCAAATGGATTTTTAGATTTATCTGGATCAAAATTATTAAAATACATTAAACAGTTTTCAATACCATCAGAAATCATTTCATCTCTATATGTGTAATTGATAAAGTTTGCTTTATGTGATAATCCTTCGGCAATCTTCATGAAGCATTCACCAATGTAATTTGGTATAGGAGGTTCTTTAGTTCCTTTTTCTTGAGCATCTCTACAACCTTCTTTATACTTGATAAGTGCCTCAAGGAAGTCAGCATTGTTTACATATTCTTTTTTCTTTTTTTTGATTTCAGTCATTTTATTATCTTTCAAGTTTACCACATAAGTTATTGACAAATAGGTTGACATCATGTATAGTTCTGTATGTCCCCCTTTGATATATTATATTAATGTATTACCTTATCTCCATATGATATATCTTCAAAAGCATCCATAACATCACTATAATCGTCTTTAGACAATTCTTCAATGACGGACTTAGCACGGAGAAGTTCAGCAATTTTAGATACCGTATTTTCATAATATTCAGAAAATTCCAAAGAAGGTTCTATTTCACAGAGAATATTATTATTTGCCACGGAGATTGTATTCTTTTTAATGATTTGAACCGGCAAATAATGTTGCATAACCAAACCAGCACGTGGACCAGAATGGTCAATATCAACGACCATTGGGTCTTTTAAATTATATCCATTTAAATCAATGCAAACATTGGCTACAACATCTAAACCAGATTGTAGTCTTAATATTTTAATTTGATTCATTCTTTAAACCTATTTTATAAATTTTAAAAGGAAATTTCTCTTCTGTATATATTTTTACTCTTTCAACAAAATGTTTGAGAGTAAAGTTCATATGTTTGCCTACTCGTAAGTCATCAGCAATATCATATAGTGTTGCTATTTCTTTGCCTTCCGCTTGGCGTAATCCTCGACCAATCGATTGTAAGTTTCGTATGCGACTTTTGGAAGGAGAAGCAAAAATAATATTGTGAAGATTGCGTATGTTAATGCCAGTAGAAAAAGTGCCAAAAGATGCAACAACAATGGCATTAGATTCTGATTCCATAATTTTTCTAATATTTTCTCGGTCATCTGTGTCAGTTCCTCCATGAACAAAAAATACTTTTCTATCACCAATCTTTTTCGTATCTTTAATCATATTATACAATATTTTGCCGTGTTTGTCAACCATTTGGAATAAAACTAATGTGTTTGTATTCAAAGACACAGCAAGGTTCTTGATGAATTTGTTTCTTGCTTCAGATGAGATTAAATATTCTAATTCATTCTGATAAGTGGCAGCATTCTTGATTAATTTACAAATAGCTTCATCATGCTTTAATACTAAACATTTAATTTGAAATTCTGCTAGTTGCTTGTTGTCAATAAGTTTTTTGGTAGTAGTGACTTGTTTAACAGGACCAAATAAACCTTCTAATACTAGTTTATGTGTTTTTGTACCATCTAAAGTTCCTGTAAGTCCTACTCGGTATTTGGTATTGATACAAGAAGTTAATATTGTGGTGAGAGATTGTGCTTTAAATAAGTGTGCTTCATCACCAATAATGTAATCATATTGATGAAAGAATTCTTTAGGCATTTTATAAAGAGATTGCCATGTAGATATTGTTAATGGCATATCAACATCTTTATCTTTGCCTTGATAGATACGGTGAACATTTTCACCTACAATAAATCCATTTTCAGATGAGTAGTCGGTAAAGTCAGAATATAATTGTTCAACAAGAGATGTGGTTGGAACAATAATAAGACCTTTGAGATTTTGATAATCTAAAAGTTGTCTGAATAAAAGATAGATGATAAGAGATTTACCAGAAGCAGTTGGTGATACCAATAACGCTCTACGCTTTTGCATTGATTGACAGAAAGCATCCAATTGATGTTCTCTTATTTCAATCTTTTGTCCTCTTGAATGTAGGTTTAATTCTTCAGCAAATTTCTTTGCATGATACAATGAAAATTCATCTTCAACATCAGGTCTGGTATCATCATATTCAAATGTATAACCTCGTGATGCACAAAACTCTTCAATATAATAAAGCAAACCAAGATATAGTGTGTATGATTGTAGATTGAAAATCCTTATCTTTCCATCCCAAATTCGATTACGGTAAGCAGGAACAAATTGATAACCAGGAACAAAGAATGTGAAAAACTCCGATAACTCTTGAGCTAAATGTTTCTCACAAGTTATCTTAGCATATACTTCATCTTTTTTAGATATTATTAAATCACTCATCAACTTCTATCCAAGTGTAATCACCTAACCATTTGACTTGACATATGTATTCGTAACTTTCTGGTTTACCAGATGTCCAATCATCAGGTCCTTGAATACACAATCTTGTTTTTTGAATTTTAGAATCAAACAATAACCAATAAGTTTGTCCGTGAGATATTTGGAATTCATAAACTGCACCATGAACCATATCGGTAACATCTAATCTTTGTTTAATTTCTAATGCTTGTTGTTGTAATATTTTAACCACGCTCATAATTCTATCATACTCTTGACGAGCATGCATACGAGCAACATTAACCATTACATCTTTTTGTTTCTCAATTGGTATTAAATCAAACTTTGGACTACCAACTTCTGTTGGATAAGGTGAAATATTTTTATTAAAAAAGGCCACGAGGCTATTAGATACATTAGCATCATAACTATTTCTACCTTTAGCAATATTAGATTTATTGGCCACCAACAAACTTTTCCCAAGAAATATAATCTCTTAACTGCCATGTTCTTTGTTTCAATTCATTCATAATAGATTCTATAACTGAAACACATTCTTCATGATATACTTTCTTTTCAAGAAGTTTAATTAAATCAGTATCAGATTCTAGGTATGTAGACACATCAGATTTGAGTGTGAATTTAAATGGTTCCCATCCACGCTCTTCTAATTCTTCTTGTGATGTTTTACCTGTATAGTATTCCCATTTCAGTTTACGCATACGCAAGTAATCAAAGTTTGCCTTTTTAGATGCAATACGGTGTTTAGTGAGAATAGAAAGATATTTGTTGTGAAGAATAGGTATCTTGATGAGTTCTTTACCAGGTTCTGTCTGGTCAATCTCTGCATCTTTTTCCCATAATTTTAAGACTTGTTCTAAATTTTCCATAATATAAATCCATTATTAAAATAATATGGTACTACAACCAATGTTATTTGTCAAGCGTTAAGCAGGAATAAAATTGAAATAATCGAAGTTAAAAACAGCATCAGCGGTAAGTATGGTATCTGCTGATTGTGTGGTATCAAAGTTGATATCAGAAAGTGTTATAGGAAACACATTAAGAAATTGAACACGAAATAGTGGATTATTTAATGCTGAGTATACCGTAAGCATAGCATCTGAATAATTCACTACGTTTGGATTTGTTGAAGACTTGAATTGATTTTGTAAACCTGTTAGTCTTTTTCTTTCATCAAATCCTTCTGGTGAAGCTATTGAACGAAACCATGAATGTAATTGTTGCCATGCATCCATCTTTTCATCAACATTAAATCTGATAGAAAATGGATTATATGTCATTTTATTACCAGGTGAATTGATATCTAGAAAAGGAGTTTGTCTAGATGCTTGACCTAAATTTACACCAGGTATATTAACTTGTTGTAAGAAGAATTGAGTTGAACCAATCCTATCAAACGTAAGTATAAACTTACTGGCTTGTAAGTAATTGGTATTTTGTGGGGTTCTTTTAGTAGCTGCCATACTCTTATTTAGTCACCAAAAAAAAGACCACCCGAAGGTGGTCTTTTAGGATTACAACTAAACTTAACTAATATTACATTAAGTTTTTAACGCCAAATAGTCTGTAGTAGACATTTGAACGAGCGTTTAATTGACCATTGCCTTGTGTTAAACCTTGTGCAAATGGGTTTGCTACCATGCCGTAACGAGTTTTAAATCCAATTTTTGGTTGGAATGTAAATTGGTCAACAGCACGAACCATTTGGAGAGGAACGTATGGGCAATAGAAGAGACCTGCGTCATATGGTGATGAACCTTTGTAACCAATTGTTACTAATTCTTGGTTAGCAGTATAACCACCAAAGTATGGATCGATATACACTTTGATGCGGCCATGTAATAGACCAGCAAATGTATTACCTGTATCATCTACTTGTAAGTCAGATTGTAAAGCTGGTGTGTATGAAAGAACGCCTGCCATTGCCATTGCTGAAGCAACGTCAGAAGAAACAATCAATACATTACCTTTACCTCTACGAGTTTGTTTTGCGATTACGTTAGCATCTCTTTCGATTTGGAAAATTAAACCTTTAAAGCGTTCAACAGACCAACGACCATTTGAGTCAGTATCAAGGTCGAAGTAACCAGCAGTTGTTGTACCGTATTGTGCACCTGCTACAGCAGTTGTGTAGATGGTACGAATAACTTCACGGTTAATTTCTGCAAGAATTTCTGTAGAAAGAATGTTTGATAATTCTGTTTCAGCGTCAAGACCATGAATTGCTTTTAAGTCTTGTGCTAATTCTAGAGAGTATTCAGCTTTAAGAGCACGTGATTGAGCAGTTACAGTAACTTTCTCAATTGAGAATGCCATTTGTTGGAATGCAGCATTGTTATCAGCACCTAATAATTCAGCTTGCGCTGTTGGGATACCAATACCAGATGTTGTAGCACCTGATGTTACGTTTTGGAAAGTATTTGCAATATCAGTTGCTAATGTACCTTGGAAACCGTAAGGGTTAGCAGCAGATGTGTTACCTGAAAATACTGTATTAGCCTCATTGTAGAATGCTTCTGCATTTGTATTTGCTTGACCAGTATAACGAGCTCTCATTGCGAAGATTAAGCCTGTTGGGCCAGTCATTGGTTGAACACCAGCAACATCGTAAGCAATAAGGTTAGGTAAAGAACGGCGAACCAAGCTGATTAAGATTGGGTCAAAGTTTTGAACACCACCAGCAACGTTGGTTGGACCAGAGTCAGCTAATTCGTTCAATTGCATTGCGTCTTGACGCATTGCTTGTTGTTGATTTTCCAATACAAGAGCAGTAACTGCTTTCTTGTATGGGTCTTTAATGGCTTCTAGTTCTGGATGTTCTAGAACTGGCTCCCATTTTTTTTGTAATTCTTCTGTTAAATACATTTTGTTTTCCCTTCGTTAGTATTGGTATTATTTTACCAATGTTTGTGAAATTGTTTTTGCATATTGTTCAATTGAAGGATCATAAGATGCCGTTTTAGCTGGCTTCTTTTCTTCTTCAATAATTACTTCTTCGTCTAAAGCAGAGTTATCTGCAACTTTAATATCAGACTTGAAATATGATTCTTTCAATGTGTCTAATTTAGATGCAAAATCTTCTTCAGTAGTAAATTCCACACCTTCTGCAAGTGATTTTAATTTTTCTACTTGAGTCTGCGTTAAGCCTTCACACGCTGTGTAGATAGCTTCAACCTTTTTTTGTTCATTTAATTCTTTTGTTAATTCGACACCACGTTTGATTTCTTCATTGAGAGCGTCTTCTGCTTCTTCTAACTTAGCAGCTAACTCTTCAACCACATCAACCTTGTCTGTAGGAATGTCAATATAGTGTTTAACAAAAACATCTCTTAATTCTGTAATAAAATCTTCAACGATTTCAGCACGTAAGCCTTTTTCAATTGCGATTTCATTCTCTTTGATCCATTCTTCTACCATATAGTTGAGGTAATCATCAACTTTTTGTGCCAAATCTTCTTTAATTTCTTCAACAGCAACTTCAAATTGTTCTGTTAAATTAGCTTCAACTTCAGCAGCAACTGCTTCTACACGAGAAAGAACTGCAGCTTCAAAAATTGTTGTTGCTTTTTCTTTAAATTCTTCTGAAAGATTTTCACCTTGCATTAATGCTTCGATATCTTCATTGTAACCATATGATTGTGTACCAGCAGTGTGTGTACCATCATAATGTTGGAATGTAGCGCTGTGGTTAGCACCAAAAGTATTTGATGGTAATTTAGCAGCAATACGGTCACGAATGTTTTCGTATGATGTAGCATCAAATTTTGTAGGTTCAGCAACATCAGAACGACCCATTGAATCTTGTGGACCTGTTGCTTTAGTAATACCTACGCCATCTTTTTCTGAACCAACAGGTGGTGTTGCGCCTGGTGGAGTTGCTGTTGGTGTACCTTTTGTGTAATTAGGTAAAGCATCTGTTAATGCTCTTTCTGGTGATTGGCCAATTTCGCCAGCATCGTTAGTACCATATGCTGTTTTTGAATCTACACGGTCTGAACCAACTTCACCGTCTGGGTGTTTATCTGAACCACGTTGTGCCATTTTAGATTTAACGATAGAATCTAATGTTTCTTTAGATCCTTCATTAACTAAAATTTGCTTAGCGGCGTCTGATAGATTGTATTTTGCCATTTTAAAAATCTCCTTGATTTATATATTGGTATTTATAATTAAAGTTTTTTCATGAAGTTTTCAAATATGCGTAGACTTACTGCCTCGATATCCTGTCTTGAAGCTTGTTTTATTTCTTTGATTGCTTCTTGATGGTCGAATTCTGTCCATACGCCATTGACTAACATCCATTCTTTGCCTTCCATAATACCTTGAACAAAAGCTCCAGGTGCGGAAGGGTCTGCTACAATATCTGCCGCTGTGGCTAGATAAAAATCGGGTTGAACGACATTTACGCCATTCACATTTTTCAATGAACCCATGCCTCGTGAAGATACTCCTAACTGTGCACCACCTTCAATAAGAGAGCGAGCAATATTACCCATAGGTGTATCTAAAATTTTTGCTTTACCAATCCATTGAGTACCATCTTCTCTCAAACCCACAATCATATGAGATACTCGGTCTAAATTAATTGTCGGTGTATCAGGATGACCTAATTCACCAAAAGCACGATGTTTATTAATATATTCTTCTGTATAACGATGAACTTCTTTTTTCATCGTGTTGAATTCATATAAACGGCCATTACGGTTCTTTTTCTCGGACACCAAGAAAGGACCTTCGATAAACAATTCTTTTTTGCCGTTTTTGTCTTCAGTAAGATAACTTACCGTTTCTGTAATTTCTTTAATCAGTTTCACCTGATTTCTCCTTTATAGACCTAATGAACGTCTTTTTCGTAAAGACATTCTTCTTTTTCTTAACGTCTGTGACAATTTAGCACGACGTTTATACTTAGCACGTCTAGCCGCCATTTTACGATGGCGTCTTTCCATAGCAGACATTCTTACTAATCTGCCGCCACGAATAGTATAACCTTTAACTGCCGATAATTTCTTACGGCGTTGTATCTTACCTTTACGGACACGAACTCTAACTATTTTTGTTCGACCTTGTTTGGTAACATTTCTTATTGCTTCATCTAATTCTTCATCAGCAAAATCTACCTCTAAATCTACTTCTTCATACATCTCAGCAGTAAGACGAAGTTTAATCTGGTCAATTTTTTCTTTGACCAGATTTTTAATCGTTTCGTCTAATATCTTTCTTGCCTCTAAGGCATTATTAGATATTGCCTTATTAATAAACTCCTTCATTATGGGTTAGGAGTGAGATTATAAGGAGTAAAGTTAAATGCAGCAGGATCATTAAATTGACCTCTTTGATACATAGCATTATTTTTGCGTAAAGAAAGAATCAATGTGTAAGCAGAGTTAGCTGCAACACCTTGTGTAGCAATACCAATATCACCAAGTGCTGTATTAGCAGCTGTGATAGATACGTTATTTAGCAAGTTTGGTGCATTATTAGGAATAGCAGGTAATTGTGAACCAGCTATGTTACCATAATCACCTTGTTGGTTAAGATGGAAAATAGTTGATGAATTTGCATATGCAGCAGCTACCGTAGCACCGTAACCAGACCAAAATATTTCTACTGCACCAGAACCTTGTGTCATGTTTACGAAGTAACTAACACCAGTTAATTGTAAATCGTAATATGGTTTTGCAGTATTACTTGAACTTAAAGATGTTCTTAAAGGAACATTATTTGCATCTAAAGCACCGTAAAGTGAATTAGCAGAAATACGAGAAACATTTAATTCGTTAGATGTACCGTCAAATGTACCTGTAATCTTGATGATAGCATCTGATGTAGAATCTCGTAAGGTTTGAATTGTATACTTATTTGCCATTTTTTATCCCTATTTTAAATGTTTCCAGGCAAAGTCTACGACCTTACCAAAGTGTTGTTTACTTTTACGTGCCATATCTGATACTTTTTTCTTGTTTTCATCATTTAAAGCGCCATGAACTTTCAATACAGCATTAGCTGTTTGAGCGTCAATTTTCATTGTTTTACCATCGGCAAATTTATATGATTTTGCAGTATGGCCATCAACAATACCTTTTAAATGATGAATAATATCTTCTTCGATATATTCACCAGAATACTCTGCCTCTTCATTTGCACCTGCATTTGTCCATTGCATAGCAGTATAAGGCACGGTTACATATTTATTAATCTTATCAACGTAATACATCGCTACTCGTTGATTATTAGGAAACTGTCTAATCCACTTTCTACGCATTACTAGAACGGCAGGAGGATCCATTGGATGATGAGAATTTTGTTTGCCATCATCTTCATATAATGGTTCGTCAGTTGCCTCTAATTCTTCAGGCAATACAACATCTTCAACCACTTCTGGTCGAGTTTGTTCTGCTAAGAATTCTTTAAGATTCTTCAACAGGAGTTTCCTCTTCTTGTTCTACGTCTTCAACATCTACATCATTTGATTGCGCAATTAAATTTTGAGCAATTTCTTGTTTTTTTGCTTCAATGTGTGCAGAAACTTTGTCGTGAATAGAAGCATATAATGCATTTCTAAACTCTACACCATTTTCGTCCATTGCGTAATCAATTATGTTTCTTGTATCGTCCATGTTATTGTCTCCAAAAAATTAAACCTTATTCTATTTATAAAATCTTTTTTAACTTGTGTATTGTAAGTTGTTCATTGGTTGAATCATCATCTGCTTCACCAGCATCTGGTAATTGATTCAACATTGATTGTTGTGCTACCTGACTTGTAACACCAACAGGCAATCCAAGACCCAACTCTTTTTCTTCATCCATTTCTTTTGTCATCTCTTTAATCTCATCATCAGTCATGCGTAATACATTTCTTTGAATCCACGCTTGTGAGAAATAACGACCTGTATATGGATCAACATTAGAAAGTAATGATAATCTTTCTCTTACCAATTCAGCATCTTTTAATTCAGAGAAGTTGTTGTCTTTAATGAAGTCATAAAAGATATGTTCTTTAAATTCTGTCCATTCATCATTGGTACAAATACCTTTAAGAACACATTGAACTCTTAATGCTTGGTCGAATAAGTCAGCAAACTTATTTCTTAATCTATCAACAAATTTAGCAAACTTCAATTCGTCACGAGTAACTTCTGATGTTCTACCTAAAGAGAAACCAGATTGATTTGGGTCTAATCGTGAGATAGGAACATTAAGTGCTTTGTATAATTTCTTTTCAAAGTATTTTACATCTTCTAATTCACCAAGATTTTGACCACCTGGTAATGTAGCAATCTCTGTGCCTTTGCCACCTTCTCTACGAGGTAACCAAAAGTCTTCCATCATTGAAAGGAACTTACGGTCATCTCTTACTTCACCTGTGTTAGCATCATAGACAAGTTTATTTTTATACTTGACCATAATGTCACGGAGGTATTGTTCTGCTTTTAATTTTGGTAAATTACCAACGTCAATATAGAATATACGTCTTTCAGGTGCTCTTGAGATACGGTAAATAACAGTAGCGTCTTCAATCATTCTTAATTGATTGAGTGGTTTGATAGCTTTATGTAAGTATGATAATACCACTGCTCTACGAGAGTCCATTAGACCAGAAACAACTGATATAATAGAATCTGTTGTAATACGAACACCAACTGGTCCAAAATTAGAGGAAGAGCCAGATGTTACTTTATCATTAAAGATGTAATATTCATTGACCACGTTCATTACATCAACGCCTGTGCGTTCATCTTTTTTCTTTTTGATTTCTCTTACTTTACGAATTTTTCGTGGATCAATATATCTTAATTCTTTGATACCAGCAATAGGGTTTTCTCTATCGATAATAATGTGGTAAAACATTCTACCATCAATATAATATCTACGGAAGATATCTTGTGCCATATTATTGTAGTTTAATAATCTAACGATTGTATTAAACTCTGCTTTAATGGCATCTTTAATTTTTTCTGGTTGATTTAAAGCGTCTAAAACAATTTTGATATTCTTGCCATCATCATCTTGTGTGATAGCTTCGTTAATAACATCATCAATGGCTGATTCAATTTCAGGCTGCATAGCCATTTCACGATATCGAGAGATTAACTCTACTTCATTCTTTGCTGTGCCGTCTAGGTCTACATATGTACCGTAATAAGCGGCTGAAGTAATCGTTAAGGCGCCATCGTCATTCGTCTGAGGCGTGAAGGATTGTTGGACTCTTTGTTCGTCTTCTGTTTTACCACGAGCTATGGTAAAACCAAATAAACTGAATTTGCTATTGTTAGCCATGTGTTGATTCACCTTTTACATTAAATAAAATATGGTTGATAGGTGTCATACCTATCATTGTAGATGAGTTGTGGTTTATATATGCTATTGTCATAGTATCTTCCTCAATTCAAAAAAACATAATGAGGAGAACCGAAGTTCTCCCCATATAATATATATCATTAAGTTGTTGTTGGTACTGATGTCCAATATTGATATGCAAATGTTACTGAATACTCTTCAATAGCATCGTTTGAACCCCAATCTAAATCAATTGGAGCGATATCAACAGGAAATAAACCTACAAATAAGTAATTTTTTAGAGTGTTACCTGTTTTACCGTATTGAGTAACAGCAGCATCGGTACTGTAACCTGCTGGATTAAAAGCAGCTGGGTTACGAAGGTTACCTTGATGACTATTGATACTATTCATCCAACTTTCTAAAGAATTACGAACAATGAAATCTTCATCATTGATAACTTGTAATGTCCAATCCGTAAATGTTCTATTTCCAGCAAACTTTAATTCACGACCAAAGTAAAACAAAGGAACTGTACCAATAGTAGAACCAGGCAATTGTGCTGTTTTTGCCATAAAGGTTACTTTTTGTGATGCAGCTCCAGAGTTTGCAGCTATGAACGGAAAGCTCAAAGAAACTGAAAATAAATTAGGACGGGCACCGTCACCAATCAACTGTGACCTAAATTCTGCTACGTTAAATGCCATTTTTTTCTCCTATATCTGTTGTATTATTTATTAGAACTTACCTATGACTTCTGTAAAGTCTACGCCAGTCCTTACTGCTACAAAGTTCAACTGGATAAAGTTAATTGAACGAGCAGGTTTAATATAAATGTCACCAACAAACTGGTTAGAATCAATGACTTGCGGTGTATTATTTGTAGTATCACAAACAACACGGAAGTCAGTAACACCACGGCGACCTTGAACATCACGCAAATATGGAGTCACTAAAGACACAAATTGAGCTCTTGTGAAATCATCATTGAACTCGAATAGTGAGTATTTAGCAGCTTTAGCAATTGCTTTCTCTAACGTAATAAACAATCTGCGGACGTTGATTCTGTCAAATGCAGATGGTTTTTGTGTGAAAGTTTTATCACCATATAATACAGTACCTTGTCCTGGTAATGATACAACAGGATTTACACTAATTTGATAAAGTGCATCACGGTATGTCTTATTTGGATTCCATGCTAATCTGACTACATTTTTGAGACCACCTCGGTTTAGACCAGCAGGTGACCACCATGAGTCACGATTTGTATCTGTATATACACAAAGACCAGCAATATCACCGTTTAATGGAACCCAACGATATGTATTGTTGTATTTGTCAAACATATATTTCCAACCAGAATCAGCAACTGCATATGAACTATATTGAGATGCAATTGATAATGCATTAACCCAATTTGTAATATTTGTTACTTCGTTACCTGCTTGGTTAATTACGTTAGCAGATGGAGGTGAAATAAATGCTACACAGTCTAAACGAGTACCAGCAATATTTTGAACAGCATATTGTTGGACAGGTATTGAAGCT